TACGGCAGCGTCCAATACTTGCGCCCTTTTCTTTGCAGACAATTGCCCGTTCTGCTGCTCTTCCTTATTGAGCGCGGCGACATCCGCTTTTAATCGTGCGATCTCATTTGAATATAGCCTAATTTGAGCTATTGCCTTTGTTTTTTCGTCGTTAGCGGCTTTTAGCTCACTAAGCAGGTCATGATATGCCGCAGTTTCGGCCTGGGTAGCCGCTGTTCCTGCCGTAGAACCGTCGCCAGCAGTTCCGGTCGTGGCCGATGCGGCAGCCTTGGACGCCGCATCCATTGCCTGCTGCTCCATCTGGGCGATCTTGCGCATTGCCTGTTCGACACGCGCCTCCATCTCGCCAATTTTACGGTTTATGACGTCGAATTCCTTTGTACTGTCCGGGATTTCGGCCAGTACCTGCCGCAACCGCTCAAGCATGGTAATAAAACTCTTGAGTTTATCGGTTTCCGCGTTTATTTTGAATGATAATGCACTCATTACTGCTCTTTATTGCCTCTTTTCTTATTGTTTCTTCTCCGGGCCATATCGGCGCCCGATCCCCGCACTATTTTTTCCTCGTCCCCTACGAGTGTGCGCACCTTGTCAGTCATCATGAGGAGCATGGTAGGGTAGTTTATGCCTTGGAGGGCTTCGTTGTAGGAGATGTTCAATTGATCCATCATCGTTGCGATAATGCCCGTTATCGTATTATTCCCGACGGTTTCAGATACTGTTTTCCGGCGTGTTTTGTCGATCTTCACCGAATCGAACAAGTCTTTGCCCGATACGATGTCGGCTATTTTCATGGTCGCGGCGGAAATCTCTTCACAGGTGGCATACCGCTTGGCGTACCACAGGAATAGTTTCTGGCACCATGAGCGCCGGAAAAGCAGCCTGGATATTGTTTCCATGGAATATTTTTGCCTTCCGGAGATCGAAACGTCTATTTTCCCTCCGGCGAATGCCCTTGCCAAATCTTTCACGAACGGCTGGTATACCCGGAATGTCAGCACCCCGAGCTTTACCGACGCATGATGCGTATTCAACAATGACCTGGCGACAATATCCGCCGATTTACTCATGGTCTTTGGATATTGTTGTGGACAATCCCTCCATTACGGCTGCAACCGAGGCAATATCCTCAAGGGGTATCATCAGCAGTATTTTCTGGTAACAGTCGAACAACTCGTTGAATGTGCTCCGCCTCATGAATCTTCGGCGTAAAAACCACACCCTGACACCCGCGAATATGTTGCGGCTGCCGACAACCGCCAAGGCTATACTATGCGCCATCGCCGATATACATGCCTTACTCTCGTCCGGATCTTTGTTGACATCCCGCGCCGTCATGATGCGCGTTGCCGTCATGGGGGACATCTTGTATACAGTGTATCCCTTCGATGCGATGCGGATACTGATAAACTCCAATTTCATAAGATTGATTTTAAGAAATAGGGGTGAGGGGCACACGCCTCCCACCCCTGGACTGCTGATGGCTTGGAGGTTTTTATTCGACGTCCACCTCCGAAGAATCGAACCAATATTCCGACGAGACCGCCGTGTTGTCGGGTTCCAGGGCAGCAGCTGCTACACCGATACCTACGGCGCCCTCATTGTTGGTGTTGCGGGCGATAACCGAGGCCTTCGGAAAGACGCAATACTGGTTGTCCTCCGTTAGGGCGATCATGCATTTTTCAATGCGCGTGACACCTCGCGCACGCTTCCATGACGTCTCCGACCCCGTGCCGCCCATGAAAGCCGCCTTGGTTTCATAGTCGTATTGCCCGATGGTAAACGACATCTGGATGTTACCCATTTCGGTGTCTTGGCGATATACGCCATTGGTGAGTTGGTTCCTGTACTCCGTGGTAGACGGCTCCTCCTCTTCGATGCTCCATGTGTCTTGATGGATGTTCTCCACCTGTTTCGTGCTGACATCTTTAATGATGGTTGCCAGAAGAGTACCCGTAAGATCTCCTGTGACCTTCGCAGGGTCTGCATAATACAGCTTCTTGATTCCTACTGCTATTACTTTTGCCATTGTTTTAGTTGTTTTTAATGTTTAATACTCTGAATAGTACTCTGATGTAGATATAGTGGCATCCGAGGTTCACATCTTCTTCGCGGCCGATATTCTCATACCTGTACCTGTATGCGGATCCGTCGTAAGTGCCGTACGTCCATTCCTTGAACCTCGCCTTGGCTGCCCGTTCGAGTTCGTCCAGCCGTTTTAGGTTCGCTTCCCCTTTGATGTCGGGGACACACAGGTTTACAGCAACAAAGCAATTTTCCCAATACGTGTCCGGCGTCTGCTCGGGTGGTGTGATGACGACGATACGCTCTCTATCGACTTTCCCCTCGGGGATCGCCCATGAAGTGTGCATGTCTTTTATCCCAACCCCCTTACACGCCGAGAACAGTATGTTACGCGCGTCTCCCGTTGTAATCATATCCAAAGGTCTGAAGCGTTGAAATAGTTGTTTACCTTGGCTATTGCCACTGTACCTTCGCCCCGTACTGTGCCGGTTGCCTTGTCAATGCATTTCACGTAACCTCCTTTGGGTACTCCTCTCCCTTCGTAGACGATGTGGTATTTCGATTGGCGTACCTCTCCGTTCTCTGATACAAGGCGGATGGTTGTGTCGTCGTCGCAACGACAATCACCTATTTCCTGCCACGCATCACTTTCGGACATAGCTATCGGACGTCCCAGTTCGTCGTATTGTTTGGGAGGATCGATCCTCAAATAGAGTATGTGGGGCGCGAAATACATATTACCACAAGTTCGAAGCATCCTTTATCGAGGACAGGCCAATAGAGCTGCTCAATTCTTCGCCGGGCGTGATGCCATATTGCCGAAGCATCAGTTGTGCCCGTTGCTTCATGGCGCTTTCAGACCAGGACACCGAATGCCCGTTTTCGCTTACCGACAGAGGGTGCATTATCAGGCTGTCGATGAATTCGGATACGCGCTTGGCGATTAGTTGTTGCTGATGGTCGCTACCCGCCAGGGAGTTGGGATCGTAACCCCATTCCCTGGCGAAGCGGCGAACGCCATAGTCGGAGATGGTTCCGACCATGCTGAACTCCTGATGTATGCATTCTGCGACCGTCATGCACTTCTACGATTCTACACTCAGCGAGTAAATACCGTTGATCTCGGTAATGACGGGCAGCGAAATAGATTGTGCTTTCGTAAACTCCACGCCGTTCGAGTTGTCCGTCTCGCCTTTGCCCCACTGCGAGATGCGGATGCGTCCGTAGTTGGAGTAGGCAACTCCCGGCTCGGGGCGAAGTTCGTTATCCGCGTAAGCGTTTTTGATGACGCCGAGACGACCCTCCGGCACGAATACGAGGCTCTTGTCATTCCACGGTTTGTATTCGCGGATCTTGCCATTGTCCTGAATGCGCGTCATCCGTCGGATCACCTCGAATACGGGCAACCCGTTCGATCGCATAAACTCGTTTAGGTTGGCCAGCAGAAGTGGCGACGATGATTTGTCCGTGCCGAAAATAACCTGCTTCATCTTCTTGCTGCGCAGGATGTACGAAAGCCGCTTTTGATCCAGAAGGATGCGGTCGAAGGTCACCTTCTCCTGAGCTGCATCGACAACGCCTTGGATATCCTCGAATACATCGACCGTGTCGATGTTGCCCTCCGTCCACTGTGTATCTGCTGTGGCGATGTTTTCTTGCGGCATGCCATAGTCGATATTGCCTCGCACACCTCCTTCGGGGTTGTTTTCCTGAGTGAATGAAAATACCCCTTTGTTCGAGAGGGCACCCAGGAAGATGATGTCTATTTTGGCCTGTACGGATTCCACGACCCGTTCAACGCCGCCCCACATGAGGTTTACGAGCTGCTGTTTCTTTGCCTGATCTGAGATCATGCGTGAATCCAGCAGCTGAAGTACCTTCCGATAGTCTTCAATGGGCATCGGTAGGGTCATTTGGTGAATGAGGACTTTCTTGGCTATTGTAGCCAGGCCTTCAGTTCCCATAATGGGTTCCTTGCCTTTCGAATCCAAGGTGGCGGCAGCTACGCTCAGATTATACGATCCGATGATCTCTTCGAAATTGAACCCTACCGTGGGAGTATCCCACTCCAAAAAACGCTCGTAGACATTTTGGTCGAACAAGCGCTTGCGCAGTTCAGATGCTGCGTCGATGCGAGCTTGCACCTGCTTGGTCAGCTCGCTGAAAATAGAAGAATAATATACTTCGCTCATTGTTTACCTGTCTTTTACTGTCTGATGTACTTGATTTCAGGGTTGTTTTTCATACTGTAGCCTTGCAGCCAAGTCTCGGGGACGGGGTATGCTACATCCTTGAGGATTCGCGCCCCATAAGCTGCCGAGACAGTCGGAAATCCATTGGCCTTGGTGTATTCCTTTGTCGTTTCGATGACGGCGTCCGGAATTTCATCCCCTCCGAGCAGATCAGCGCCTGCTACTGCTTCTGTCATTGCTGCGCTTAATGTGATTTCGTCGTATGATTCGTTGGCGGTGCTAATGCTCTTGATGGTGCCGGAGGAAGCGCCTACTTTGACGGCATCGTTGATCTGGAACATAGAGCCCTTGATGACACGCGGTTTGGTTGTGGTACCGCCCTCTACGATTCGTGCCGATTTGCAGATGGTGCACTCCATGTTCTCGAAATCGAGTTTGATAGGCGTTCCCTCTTTGAGTATCGTGCCTTCCGGATAGGTGCCCTTCACGGCGAAATCACCTGGCAGCACTTCGCGCTCTCCGCGCCAGAATACCGGGAACCCGCCCTTAACTTGTGTCTTTTCGAATTTAATAGCCATGTTTGTTATTGTTTTTATTTTGCATCCGGCAGATTTTCAGCCCACATTTTGGCCTCTTCTTTGCTTTGAGCCTCAGATGTGGAGAGGGGGAATGCCGTTTCCTGCCCCTCAAGCCCTGCGGCAACGAATCGCGTTTGTATAGCCGCGAACTTTTCTTTGATCTTCGTTTCGTCCGGCTTTTCCTCGTTCATCGCAGAAGCGAGCGCGAGGATGTCGTCTAACGCTGATTCATTGACGTTTGCCGCTTTGGCTGCTGAGCGAAGAAGTGTGTCCCGTTCGGCCTTTACACGCGCTGCTTCCAAGGCATCGTACTTTGCTTTTACAGCATTTTCACGCTCTTCCTGCTGGCGTTTGTAGACTTTGAACCATTCGGGCTCTTCGCTACTGGGAGGAGTATTCGCCTGCCGCTCCCCTGTGGCAGGTTGCTCGATAGGCTTCCCGTCTTTGAGGTTATGCCGCTTCTCGTAGTTCTTGACTGCGGTCTGCTGCGCATCCCCTGCACGGTAGTCGCCGTAGCTGGTTAACACGTCCTGAAAGCCAATCCCCTCTGCTATGGTAGGTAATTGTGCTTCGTCCGTTACATTCTCCGACTTTTTCGTTGCGATTCGGTCGAGGATCGCATTGTCCACCCCCGTAAATTTGGTTTGGAGCAGTGCTAAAAGTTTTTCTTTCATATTATTTTAATTAATCTCTGTTGCAAAGATTTCGACGGGCATTTTAATAACAATGGGCAGGATGGAAATTTATACTTTTTTTTGTACGGTAATTCAAAGCCTCTTTTATGCATTCAGATATCCAGCCGACCAAATAACAGAATGGCTCTTGGTTACTGCAATCAATGCGTCCACCGATATAATCGAATATCTCCATAGCCGCATGTGTAGATTCGTGGCAAACGTACTGGATATTTTGAGCGTTCGCCTTTGTGGCGAACCTGATAAGAACTCCACCCCTTTTATTTGTGATGTCGTATGTACTCTGCGTATCCGCCGCAGATGTGTCGTCCATATCTGTTATATTTTCAAACCTATCGCTTATTGCAGATGCGCTTTTTTCACCTATTACCACCCAAATTAACCGAGGATAAATTTGCGGATCAAATTGATGTATAATAGCCGTCATTGTTCTAAAAGTTTTATTCCGTCGGGGTATTGATACTTGAATTCTCGTCTTTTTTGGTCGAAAGGTTTGTTTTTGCATCCTCGTAGATGCTTGTGGCAGAGGCTTCTTTCATTTGCCTAATTCTTTCGATTTCCTCTTGGTAATTATCTGCAACACCCATTAATTTTACAGATTCCTCAAGTGAAAGCACTCCATCTGCATAGGCTTTCCCTATGGATTGCCACCTTGCAGTAATGTCTTCGTTGAAGGGCTCCGAAAATTCATGCTCGATCTTGAGGGTGGCGAGTTTGTCTCTCATATGGATATGAGTTACATTCATCATAATCGCCAAGATTAGGTTCTTTTCCCGGTCGACGAGTTCGTCGTATATCTCTTTTCGATTATCACGCTTGATATATCCGAGAACCATTGCGCGCTTAATGGCTTCACCGGACAAAGTCCCCAATCCGACCATTTTTTCTGGGGTGAACTCCGGAGTGAAAGTATCGAAAAGTATAGATTCTTTTAAATCCGACTTTTCCTGCTGCCTCGTTTCAGACGACATAGGTGGATTAAGGTATTCAAACCGATCATCTTTGCTTGACAACTTAATCCCTTTCCCTGGAGAATCAACTGTGGGAAGATTTTTGATAACCGCTGCGGTGGCAATGTACATTGGATCCGCAAAGTAATTGTTGGTGTCTGCGGTTTTTGAGTCAATACTTTCTTCCCGATCAATTCGGGGCTGCAATCCATCCCATGCCGTATTTTGCTTGTAATAAATGATGTTAATTTTACCAGTCGGATTAAGCACTGGGGTCACATCCCAACCTATTTTGGCTTTTCTTCCCCGGAATATAAAAGTGGGTGTGTGAATGTCGAAATGCTCTACTGTTCCGGCGCCCTCCTTCAAATAATACCCACACCCGAATGCCAACATATTACCATATTGGTCGAACATGGGGCGCAAGGTATATCCGTTAGACTTCGACAGCACAACTATTTTCACCCAAGGAAGCCCCGTTGCCTCGTCCCTGTAAATGTGATACAGCTTTGCACTTTGGGTTTCTGCTCCGGCCAGCCGTTTAGCCTGTCGCATCTTACTGTCGAATCGTATTTCTCGAAGGAATTGTTTGTAAGCCGAAAATGCATCGGCATCACCGGATTCGTCGGATACCTTCCATTTTATCGGATTTCCAAGCAGGAAGAACAATTCTACCTCATTTATATAACGCTGTCGAGTGCGGGGCAATTTCTCCGTGCGGTAATCTTCCTGTCCCTTTCTCGTTTTATTTCGACGCTTCATTATGGCGTGAAGTTTCGGATTGTACTCGTATATTGCCTGCATTGCTTCCGCGTCATGGTCTTCCATCAAAGACATCGCCTGACTGATGTCTTTTGCCTTGATAAGCTCCATTAAATCCCGCTCAACACCTAATGCATTGAGCGTTTTATTTTGGAAAAATGTAAAAAGGCGATCTAAAAAGTTCATTGTTTACCAAATATTAATATCACTTAAATCATCGTCTTGTATCGGTGTGCTGCGCTTTTCAAAGCATCCGGTCAGCGCATCGGGGGCATCGTCATGCGCATTGCCCCCTTCCTTCATATATCCCATAATGGCCTGATAGAATTCCGGCCATCTCTTATCCCAATTTGTCGGGAAAAATGTCATGTTGTTGACGTCTGCTGACTTGGTAAATATGCGTACCTGCTTATTATCGGTCTGGGAAAAGCAACTAACCGTTGTGTGGGTAATGTTCATCTGGCGAAGGATGCGTTCTACATTGCGCGCAAAGCCCCGCCCTCCGTTATTGCTTTCAATATTAGCCCATTCCGTCCTGTTCCTTGCAAGCATTTCGGCCGTCTTGGGTTCGGTATACTCCATGGGCTTTTTTGTGTAGAGCACATCGGTCACATAATTTCCCTCGGGTAATTCGTCGTAACATATCGAACATAGATAGTCGCTTCCCGTATCTGCTGTATCGGTGTAATTCTTATGCGTGCAATCTTTGGAGTAGGGGATAACGTCGTATGTTCGGAATTCACGATACATTAATCCCTCAAGAGGCTTGGGATTCTGCATGTACTGGGTCTCAAATATGAAGGGATCCGCTTCTTGGTATCGCTTTAATTTATCAAGCGCGAATCGATCCTCCCAAAGTGCACGTTCGGTAGGTAGCCCTGCATCTAAGATTGCGGGGAATTTGACAACATCCCATTCTCCACCTTCCTCTATCGTGCCTTCAAGCTGCAATAAGTATCCGCAAAAATCATCTGGAGCGAGCCTTTGAGCTGTTACAATGACCGGGGTACGAACGTCATTAAGACGGTTCTTGAATGTAGAAGTCCACAGTTCGCCAATACGCTCTTTGGTAGTACTGGAGTAGCTATCCTGAGCCTTCATCGGGTCGTCAATACTCATTGCACCGCTGAATTCTTGTGCTCCCAGTTTACCGCATCCAAACCCTGTTATTTGACCCATAAAGGGAGCCGCATACATTACACCCCCGCTTGAGGTGGATATACTTCCTTTGGCATTGTTGGACAGTTCGACATTTGGGAAGAATGCGCGGTAATTGGGATCCTCCATGATCCTCCGTATGTTCGTAACATTCCGGGTAGTGAGTTGATCGCTACTCGAAAGATGCATGAACTCGGAACGCGGATTGATGGCAAATCCTATCGCAGAGAAAGACACGACGGCTAACTCTGTTTTAGAATGTCGCGGAGGAATGTTAAACATGAGCCTATTAGTCGGGTGTTCTCCACGGAGTACTTGGTCGAGTTTATGGCATATTATTCGATGATGGGGCGCAATCCGAAAAGGTTGTTTGTTCACAGCCTCGAACATTACAGCCGTAAATGCCAAACACCCTTCCTTCAACAAGAAGTTACCTACACTGGAATAATCAGTCATCGCTCCTGCTCATTTGTATTAATTGAAAGAAACGATCTGTATTGAATGTCGGCTGCGGAAGGTCATTACCTTTAGTGTCAGTGTTGGCAGTTTTCTCCGGGGCATTGTATCCGAGCATGCGGTTGATGGTTTCTATCGCCTTGCTTTTGTCCATCAATTCCACGACGGGGCTACCTGAACGGTCAATCTTTATGGACTGGATTAAACGCCGTTTTTCAGGCGGAAGAGATTTTAGGTCTTGGAAAGAAATTGAGGGAACCTGCCGTACGCCATATTCGGTTTTCATATCAACCATGTCGGCATCGACAAAGTCGAGTACGTCGGCATTAATGATGGATACATTAAGCCGGATTAGCTCCTCTTTGGTGATAAGTTCTTTTTCGGCTAATTGGGCTTGAAGTTGTTTTACCCTCCCCGTAACCTCCCCGTTTTGAAGTAGCTCGCTCGATCTTTTCCATACCGTTTCATCGCTCATTTTCGAACACTCATACGCAAAGCGATACGCCTCGGATGCGTTGCCGCACTCGAGGTACTTGTTGCAGAACTTCTCCTGCTTTATCGTCAGCTTCCCTTCTGCCATGAAAAACAATCTCTCAGGGCAAAGGTGGGAGCAGGCATTTTAATAACAAGAGGTAGATTGAAGAAAATGCAAAAAAAATGGATTGTCCCCAAAAAAAAGAACAATCCACTGTTTCGACAGATTTAGATACTTAGGTTAATCTTAAATATTGTTTAATAACAAAATTTTCATCTATAGGATATTGACGATTATATTGCCCTCGTAAATGAATTGTACCATTCAAAGCCTCATTTTGTATCGAATCATATTTTTCACTATCGACAACGGTACATAGTTTTTCAATTTTAGTAGGTTTGTCTTTTGCCAAATATTCTACAAGATTAATAGGGAAAAGCGGTATTAAAAAGTGTTCGTTGGGGCATAAATGTATATTGCCGCTTACGTCACTACTACGAAGGTTTGACTGTATATCTTGATAATTCGAAAATAAATCATCGAAATCGGAACTTATCCTCCACTGTATACTGTATGCAGTTCGCAGTCCGGCATTGATTATCTTTATCGAATAAAGGTTTTCATGGCAAAAAATGCTGTAAACCAATCGAGGCCTTTCATCGTATTCGCGTCTTTTATCTTCTTTACGCCACCGTTTTCCATTGTAATATATAGTAACAAATGTAGCTATTGCCATTAATGCTGTGGCTATGGCACTTATTGCTGTCCATATATTACTAACATAATTATCCATAAATGACTATGTTATCCTATTTTATTCGACTTTTCAACATTGCATTTTTGGCAAAGCAACTGCATGTTCTCTAATGTGGTCGCCCCGCCTTTTGAAAAAGGTATGATGTGATCGAGTTGTAAGTTTTGTGTGGATCCGCAGTATACGCATCGGCCACCATCACGCTTATATACTGCATCTACTATTTCCCTGGGAATTGGCGGCCGCTTTGGCTCATCACCGAATAGTTCTCCGCTGTCGATCAATTCTTGCCGTACGATTTTTTCAAGTTGACGTATGCGATATTTTTCTTTAATACGCGCGGCGATCTCGGCTTTTTCACGCTCTTCTTGTTCTTGTTGAAACAATATCCTCTGTCGTTCCTGCTCTTCTGCAGACAGGGAAGCTCGATGATAATCACCTGCCGCAAGGTATTTTTCTAACGATGTAATATTATCAAAATATACTTTTCGAGGATTGATACCCTGTTGTTGACCAACGATGCCAGCACTCTCTAATTGCATCATAATGCGCCCAGCCCGATTAAATCCAACTTCAAATTTTCGCTGAATTTCTGTTGTGGATATGCCTCCATTATTGACTGCATATCTTGCTACTTCCTCGAATAGCAAATCATATTTTATGGGAGCTGGTTCTTCGAAGTAGTAATCCATCATGTATAAAATTTGTTTGTGCTATTGAAATAATCCGAAGTTTTTATGTTTTGGTCTGCGGGCGCCCCGGTCATTTTTAAAGGAGACCGTAATCTCCTTTAAATGTGTAGCTCGATTATATGGAGCTTATTTTGGGTGGTTCTATTTTATCATATTGCTTCCGCTCTAATGAAGATGGCATAAGGCTAATTAGAATACCGCTATGCCTCTTTTTTTTGGGCGACATCGCCCTTGCTTTTCGCTCTCTCTTCTCGGTACAGGTCAATTAAAGCCCCGTTTTGCCGAATCAACTCCTCGTTTTGGCGGAGTAGTGAATCTAAGAATCTCTCCATAGTTTTTGGGTTATTTAGTTCAGCTTTCGTTGGCGTGACGTCTTCGCCTCCTTGGCTGACAGGTTGGTCGGTAGTTTTGAGCATTGACCCTTTTTCGGTCAATAGCCAATCTTTGTTTAGATTGTTGTTTAGGTTGCAAAGTCTTGTTATAAAGTCTTCAGGTCTTTTGTTTGGAGTATTAACCACTTGAGAGAATGCAGATTTATTAGAATAACCCATAAGAACCCCAATTCCTTCTTGGTTTTTAGCGATTCCAGTCCCTATAAGCCATTTTATAGCTTTTTTTATTCTCTCAGTATCAGTCATTTGTAAAATAAACTAAAAATAGTTTAGTATTTATTTGTTTGTGTGCTAAACAAAGTTTATATTTGCAATGTAGAACTAAACTACACCGCAAAGGTAGAGTGTTCTACACCGATAAACAATGTAAAGATATACAAAAGTTTTTGAAATAACCAAGCGTAGCGCCATGAAAACTTACGACAAAAGCAAGATTATGAAGAATGCGTGGTACCTGAAACAGGTGCAACCGTCGATGACCTTTTCTGCCTGCCTGAAAAAAGCGTGGCGCAACGAGAAGTTGGCGATGCTGACGGCGAGGATCGAGAACCGCCCGACGGAGCAGCCGAAGGCCACGGAGTACCGCCCCGAGCTGTTGACGGTGCCGTCAGATTTCTATGGCGTCCGCGGAATGTACTATGGCGACTAAAAAATAACCATACCATGAATGAATTAATCAAAACTAGTGACCGCTTGACGGCACTACTCGAGGAGCAAGCCGCCTGCATCGAACGAATAATGGCGATACTGGATAAATAAACAAAGCTATGAATTATCAAAAAGTAATAGCTCGGACAATAGTAGCAGTTGTAGCTTTCATTTCTACGGGTATCGCATTAGTAACGCTTATCCTTGCTTTACGTGCTATCGAGCCCCTCGGCTTTTATGCTAAATGTGTATGCGGTTTTTGTTGTATTGGAGGCCTATTGCTGATGGTTGCAGGCATTATATCAATCATGATCATGTTGACCGATGAAAATTAACCCGGCAAGAATAAACAAATCTATGAATACTCAAAAGAACGACATCGAACGCTGTGCCTTTGTAAAAGGCTACAATATCATCCGTGCTCGAAGAAAGGGCCGCGATCTTGCCAGCATTGCAATGGACGAAATCAGTCAGGCATTAAAAGATGGCGGGCTGTCGAACAAGGCATTTCACAACCGCAAGTACGGCTATGTGAACCACACCCCCACGGAGCGGGAGAAGATAGAGCAGATTTTCATGAAGTGGGGTGTAGATAGCCCTTGGGGTTTGGCATAGGACAATGAAAACCGACACCATACTTAGTAAGCGCGAGCGTGAGGTGATAAACCTCGTAGTATTGGGCTACTCAGCTCGGGAGATCGCAGAGCGGCTTAACGTCATCTACCAGTGTGTGGCGAATCACCTGCAAAGCATCTACGACAAGACGGGCTGCAAGCGAACATTGCATGCACTTGTCACCTGGTATTTCACGCAGAACTTCGGCATCACGCTTAACATATCGGAAATGACCCGGCGGATCGGAGCGGCGATTCTTCTCTGCCTGTTCTCGGTTGAATTATTGGGCTCCAGCTTTGAGTGTCGCATGATGCGCCGAGTAAGGCGTAGAGCTGACGATATAGAGCTACTTACGGTAATTGAGGATTAACCACGGACTTTAAACACAAAAGATAACCCACCATGAAAACAATTTATCTCTGGATTTCAGACAAAGGCTGGACACCCTTTCAGTACAATGAACTTTCTGAATTAGCCGCCGAATTTAAGGCGCGCAATATCAAACTGGGCGACTGGTGCGAACTGGGCTACGGGTGCGAACTGGGCGACGGGTGCGAACTGGGCGCCGGGTGCAAACTGGGCAACTGGTGCAACCTGGGCGACGGGTGCGAACTGGGCGCCGGGTGCAAACTGGGCAACTGGTGCAACCTGGGCTACGGGTGCGAACTGGGCGCCGGGTGCAACCTGGGCTACGGGTGCGAACTGGGCGACAGGTGCAAACTGGGCGACAGGTGCAAACTGGGCGACGGGTGCGAACTGGGCGACGGGTGCAAACTGGGCGACGGGTGCAAACTGGACGACGGGTGCGAACTGGGCTACGGGTGCGAACTGGGCGACGGGTGCAATGTTCCGAAATCGCTATTTATCAGCGCATCTCGTCATACAGTATCCTATTGGGGTGAGGATGTTATTCAAATAGGCTGCAAACGCTACACCATTTCCGAGTGGCAGAAGCATTTCCGAAAAATTGGCGAGGCCGAAGGCTATAGTCCCGAGCAGATGGAGGAATACAAAGGGTATATAGACCTGATCGCCACCATGCACAAGACGTGGAAGGTTGAGAAGGTAAAGGACAAATAACAGCACGAGGTGTGTAGCTCAAAGGTAGAGCGGTGCAGGGATGCGAAATAGAAGCACAGAGGTTGAAAGACCTTGCATTTCCGGGCGCAGGTTGCAGGTTCGAATCCTGCCGCACTTCCAAGATAGCCACCGCATAGGTGAGGGGTTTGATTGCTGGCACTAACCCCGCCGCAAGGCAAAAGCAATTTCTGTGTTCTTTGACACATTGATACACGAGAACCATCCGAGCGGATGTAAAACCCGGCGAGCGACTTGGCGCAGAAGGGCTGGCAACAGATAAATACCAATGAACGAGCGATGACCCGGAGTAATCCGGAGAGCCGTATTGATTATTACGCCTGGTGTGGCTTGACTGCCTATCCAGGCTCTATGGCAGACCTTGCGCACCGTTCTTTCAGCAGTGGGTTATTTCATTTTAGGCGTGAGGTCTGCATCTTGCCCGCGTGCGTTTTTCGGTGGCGCAGTTTTGAAATGGAGTTTAAAGTTACAGTGCGCGCGGGCTTATTTGCAACACCTTAAAACAATTATACTATGGAGAAGAACACTTTGAGGAAGAGGAGATTTCTATGCTTCGACCTGACGCCCAGGTGGAAAATGTGGAAACGGATCGAAGACCTGGAGGTGCGGCTTGCTACATGCCTTTGCGAGCGCAATGAAGCGGATGGACGCCTTATCGAGCGGGAACACGAGGTATTGGCGCTCACTCAAGCACGTGATACCCTGTACAAGCGCATCGACGAACTGGAAGGCAGGCTCAGGAAATTCGACCGTACCCGTGGGAAAAGCGGCAAATACATCAAGGGCTATGACGTACGAACCGCAAAGTAAGATTCTGGCCTATCTCAAGGCCGGCGGCAGGCTGACTGTTCGCAAGGCTGAGAGGCTGTACCACACAACGGAGCTGCGCCGGATCATCAGTCGGCTCCGGAAAATGGGATATTCCATTTGCTCGAACAAACAGAAGGCCGTTACGGAAGACGGGCGGCCGACACAGTTTAACGAGTACTATATGCCACAGGTCGCGGATTCCTGCCAATAATCCGCAAATCGCATTTTAAGTTTGGTATTTGCCATTGGCCAGTTGTGAAGCCCGCGGATGGTGTGCCGCCGAGATCGAAGCCCTGCGCGGTGGCGCGGGTGAGTGGAGATTCAGGCGGCTTTTATTGAGCTATGGTGTAATGGTTAACACACCGCCCTTTGGAGGCGGTACTCCCGGTTCGAATCCGGGTAGCTCAACGGGGTTCTAACCCTAATGTTGTGAGTTTGATCGGGCGCTTGGGCGTCTGTCACAACGGAAGCTGACAGAGGGTATATCCCTCGACAATCCGAGGCTGCGTGAAGGAAGTAGCAAGGCCGAGGCGGGCTAAGCCCACGAAACGGGAGATAAAGAACGCAAATCGGCGGCGCGAAGCACAGTAACGCCGCCACCGCGGGGGCAGTCAGAAGCCCCCGCTTCTTTTGGATACAATCAAACGACCATGAATAAATATCTTCAAGAGCTCAAAGACAAAGGACTGGTGCCTTTACGGCTCGACAACAACACGGTGCTTTGGGTTACACCCGACAAGGCCAATGAGAAGTACAAAACACGCTACCTCAAGAATGCCGAGAGGTCGCGGAGGATGGCATTGAATTTAGATTAGTTATGAATTACGGATTACCTTATAAGGGTTCTAAGAATAGTATTGCGAAATGGGTTATTTCGAATCTTCCCGCGTCGCATACGTTCGTGGATTTGTTCGCCGGAGGATGTGCGGTAACTCACGCTGCCATATTGTCTGGTAAATTCGGACGTTTCATTGCAAACGATATTACGGAATATCCCCAAGTCTTCCGTGATGCCATCGATGGGAAATACCGGAATGAATGTCGATGGATCAGTCGGGAGGATTTCCTCCGTCTCAAAGATGACGACCCCTACGTGCGTCTTTGCTGGAGCTTTGGGAACGATATGAAGACATATATGTATGCTCCGGAGGTTGAGCGGTTCAAAAAACACATGCACGCGATATTTTCCGCGGGAACGCCCACGAGCGCGCGGTTGGCATGGAAAGGATTTGTCCGGGAATTTGCAAAAGTCCGTGATAAAATAGGAGAGCTGACGCAAAAGGTGCTGAAGTTGTGCGCAGCGTGCGACGTGGCACCTCAATACAATGCGGACGGCACATTGAATACAAAGGCGATACATACAGATGTTTTTCGGGTTAAATCAGCGTATTTGCGAAAATATTTACAGAACGCCCTGAAATTATCCGGTCTTACGAAAAAAGATGTCGACCGACGCCTTGGGAATTATATGGGTAGGCATTATTTTAGCGAATCTCAATGGATGTTGCCATCCTCTGAACAATACGAGAAGTTGCAAGAAATTTTACCGGCGTTAACTATTCCGTGGGCGCCCTTAAACGAAAGTCTGCAAAGTCTGCAAAGTCTGGAAAGACTGGAAAGTCTGCAAAGTCTGGAAAGTCTGCAAAGTCTGCAAAGACTGGAAAGACTGAAAAGTCTGGAAAGACTGAAAAGTCTGCAAAGTCTGGAAAGACTGAAACTGTCCCGAAAGGATTACAGCGATGTTGCTATACCGCCGGGCGCGACGGTATACTGCGACCCGCCGTATGCTAACACGTCGGGGTATATCGACGATTTCGACCATGAACGATTTTATAGATGGCTGCGCAGCATGGAATTCCCGGTGTTCGTTTCGGAATATTCCATGCCGGACGACTTTATATGCTTTGCGAGTATTGACAAAGCATGCACCTATTCATCATCAAAAACGATAAAACGCGTAGAAAAGATGTTCGTACACGAGCGGTGGGCGGATGCTGTGAGGCGTCCGGATGATAATGTTCAGGGGCGGCTGTTCTAATCCTCCCTGCGTCGCAATAGTATTACCGCCATAGTAGTATTGTCGGCTGGCGTCCTATCTACGAATAACCCCTAAAAGTAAGAAATTATGGATGACATTACCCGCGTCTGCCGCAAATGCGGGCAGGAAAAGCCGTTGGAAGAGTTTGCGAAGAATAAGGAATGCGTATTAGGTCATAGCCATATTTGCAAACAATGCAAGGCGGAGCAGTCCCGTAAGTGGCACGCAGCCAATTTCGAAAAGGCGCGGGAAAATAACCGTAAGTGGCACGCAGCCAATTTCGAAAAGGCGCGGGAAAAGCACCGTAAGTGGCGCGCCGCTAATCTCGAAAAGTGCCGGGAGTATGACCGCAAGTATTACGCGGCCAATTCCGAAAAGTGTCGGGAGTATGCCAGAAAGTATTACGCAGCTAATTCCGAAAAGGCGCGGGAAAAGCACCGTAAGTGGCGCGCCGCTAATCTCGAAAAGTACCGGGCGAATGCCAGCAAGTATTACGCAGCTAATCTCGAAATGTACCGGGCGTATGACCGAAAGAAACGCGAGAATCTGACTGACGGGTATTTAATGGATAAACTAAAGCGCTGCAACCTCCCCGTAACCCCCGAAACAATCGACTACAAACGTATTCAACTAAAGTTATACCGAGAAATCAAAAAACAACAAAACGATGAAAGAGATTAAGAACATCCGGGAATTGACGGCCGATTTGGGCCGCGTGTATGCAGAGCTTCGGGCACGAGAGATCGAGATCAAAGAGGCATCGGAGATTGCTAACATTGCGGGTAAGATCATCAACGGCGCAAAGGCTGAAATGATGTACCGAATCGCCCGTAAGGAGAAGCCGTCGATACCTTTTTTCGATGCCGATGGCAAATAATTTTGCAGATTCGAAATGATTTTCTATCTTTGCTGTTGCGACAGAACTACTTTACGTAGTCATTAGAAATATACGAACGTCTTTTGGGCGTGTTCCCGTTGCACTTCTACGCTACGTAGTTGTGGTTCTGTCGCAAGAATTAGGGGGCACGCCCTCTTTTTATACCATACATTAACCTAACTTGTGTTCAACAAATGCGACAGAACAACACAAGTGGTACCCGGGTAAATAACACCCAGACCACACCGCGCGCGAAGAAAAGCCGCACCGCATTCTACCGTTGCCATCTGAAGGCCAACAAACCCCTATTTTCATCTGATAGGGTCGATTACACCAACGTTATCCGCGCCACGTGCGAGGAGCATGCTTTAGGCTGTTTCCTTGCTCAGTTCCGCGTGCTCTATCCCGCGTATGCTGTCGTTGTCGGCACCATACTCGTAAGCCGGGTATTCCCCTCCAAGTCCAACCGTTAAAACAGGCCGCTATGGCACATCTTATCACCTTGTTGGCGTTCATCGCGCCGATTGCCGTGGTATTCGGCTGGGTGCTATCCAATCAGCACCGCGCAAAGGAGATTGGAAAATTGCTAACCTCAATATTCGAAAGCCATGAATGAGTTTACGGAAATCACGGTTAAATGCGTGTGGACGACGATAAAGGGGCGCATTTGGCGAGCCCAATACCGCCTGCGGTCAAAGGCTGTCCGGATACAATCCAAGGCCATCTACCGAGCATTGAAGAACGAGAACAAGCCCCGTATTTACCGGGTTGAAATACGATAGCTCATGGACACGCAATATTACACGACTACCACGTCCCCGGTGCTGACGTTCGAAGAGTATTATGATATTCCGAGCGAACATATAACGGGTCAGCGGACGCCATTCTCCCAGAGGGCCAGAACGCTGATGGAGGTAGACCTAAAGTTGATTTATCGGGCTATCCGCGAAGCCATTCAGAAGGATATGCGCGGTGACGAAGACAAGCGGGTCTATACGGTGGCCTACAAAATATACGACATCAAAGCGATCCATCACTACGAAGTCCACGAAGAACAAGGTGGTGACAGCTATATGGATATTTGCGAGACCTATTTCAAAGTAGACCGCGATACCATCGAAATCATCGAGGTCAAGGATATCGACGGTGGCATGCACGCCGGGCAGTTGCACCGGCTAAAAGAATACGGAGAACAAAACAACTTATAACCATGGGAATCTATAGCAAACTGCTGGAAATCCAGAGGAGCGTCAGGGCGTTGCTTCCGAATGCTGATGGAAATAATTACAAGTACATCAGCGGTTCGAAAGTACTTGGCATCGTCCGTCCCAAGATGGACGAACTCGGTGTGATCCTCAAAACGGAGGTTCTCGACATCACAAATATCCGTCAGGATTATACCGTAGGCCGGGATCAGCGACCTAAATCCGAAATCCTATCGAGTGTAAAGATGCGTTTCACTTGGATTGACGTGGAATCCGGAGAGAAGGATGTATGCGAATGGAGCGCCAACGGGCAGAATGATTGGGACAAAGGTGTAGGCTCGGCAATGACCTACGGGGAGCGTTATTTCATTCTCAAATACTTTCATATAGCCACTGATGAAGATGACGTAGACCGGCTGCCTCGGCATGAGGATGTCGGCCCGGCTTCCAAGCCTACGCTTACTGACGAATTGCTGACTTTGGACTTGTTCGAAGAGATAATCAAGGCTAAGGAAAACGCCAAAGGAGCCAATAAGCGATTCTCATTAGTCGGATTCTTGGAGTCCAAGTATATCGTCGATCAAGAAATGCTTCCGAAAGTCAATGTCAAAGTTACCGAATATTACAATTTAACGAGGGAAAATAAAGCATGAATCAGCAGATAACACTATTCGGAGATACGGCATCCATTGCCGATCTCGCGGGCAGGGCCATCAGCGCCGTCGTAAATGGCGACATCAGCCCTATCGAGGCGCATATCCAGATCAGCCGCATGGAGAATGCGATCAAGCAATTCAAGGACGATACGCAGGTGCGTGATATCACACTCCGCGAACTGTCTAAATATGGCAAATCGCACCAGTTCGGGGACTGCCGGCTGGAGGAGGCCGAATCGGGCGTAAAATACGACTATTCTATGTGCGGCGACAGCAAACTGCGAGATATGTATGAAACGCTTGAAGCTTTAAAAGTGGACATCAAAGAGCGGGAGATGATGCTGCGCAGTATGCCTGCATCGGGCTTGGCGGATCCGGAGACGGGGGAAGTGTTGTTCCCGCCCGCCAGGTCGAGCAAGACTATTATCAAGACTACTTTTAAAAAACCACTGCAATGAATGTATCCAATTCCGATATGCGCAGGGTGATTCGGGCGATTGATATGCTTCGTCCGCTCCCTGAACAATCCACGCGCGAGTGGGATGCCATCCGCAGGTTAAAAATATTCGCCAAAAAACAACAACGAAAATATGGTAAACAAGGTCATCATCATCGGGAATGTAGGTTCTGATCCCGAAGTTCGTGTATTGGACGGGGGCGCCAAGGTTGCCAGCCTGAGTGTGGCGACGACCGACCGTTACACCGACAGGCAAACAAAAACCGTAAAGGAGATAACGGAGTGGCATCATGTGGTGGCGTGGCGCAATACCGCGGATATCGTGGATAAATACGTGAAGAAGGGGGCGCAGATTTACGTCGAAGGTCGGTTGCGAACCCGCGACTATACCGACCGAGATAGCATCAAACGATACATCACGGAGATCATGGCCGATACGGTCAGGATTTTGGGGCGCAGGGAATCCCAGGCTTCATGCACCTCTACTACCTCCCAAATGCAATCTGACCCCGACGATCTTCCCTTCTAAGCCATGGATACATCTGAACTTAAAGAGATCGAGGAAATGCAGCTCTTCATTGAAGCAGAACCGCCTACTGAGCCGCAGGCAATTTCACAGCGCATGTCAGAACTGAGTGTGCGTATGGCGCGTAGCGGCTATCTCCTGTCGAAGGCGAAATACGAACAGGAGTTGGCGATGCTGAAAGCCTCCCGGCTGAAAGACCTGATACCTCTGGCGCCGAGTATCCAAAAAGAAATACTTCGGGCGTCCTGTGCCGAGGAGAACAAGGTCGTTAACATGCTCGACAGGATCAACCGCACGTGTGTCCATCAAGTAGACATACTACGTACGCAACTGAGTTTCGAGAAGGAGCAGATGCGCCAAATAGGCTATAACGCATGACAGATTTAGAACGGGAATACGACCGTGTTTTCAGCCTTTTTATACGTCATCGAGACTGTCCGGGTGGGCGAGGTTTCTGCATCACCTGCGGGGCGCCCATAGCGCCTGAAACATGCGATTGCGGGCACTATATAGACCGAGCTCACAGGTCTACGAGATGGGACGAAAGGAATTGTCACGCCCAATGCAGGGTTTGCAACAGGCATTCTGCTGGTCGCATTGGAGTTTACCGCCAAGTACTGATCCGAAAATACGGACTTGCAGTCGTTGAAGAACTTGAACGCAGTAAGCACAGCGTATTCAAAATGTCGAGGTCGGAGATGTCCGATAAGATCAATTATTACAAACGATTAATTCGCAATGTGTAACACTTCAAATAACAGTTGGATTAAGATGTACCGCAGCTTCCTCGATTGGGAGTGGTATCCGGATACGAACTGCGTACGGCTGGCATTGCATTTCATTTTGAAGGCAAATTACCGGGCCAAGAAGTGGAAGGGTTTAATCATTGACCGCGGACAATTGGTAACCAGCAGAGGACAGCTGTCCGAAGAGACAGGACTTTCGGAGATGCAAATACGCACCGCAATAGACAAGCTGGATAATTGCGGGTTTATAACCAAGTCGGGAACACGCAAATATACTATCATAACTGTCTGTAATTATGACTTATACCAACAAGCACAGGATGGTTTTGATAATGGTTGTCAACCAACAGATAACCAACAAACAACCAGCAAACAACCAACAGATAACCAACAAATAACCACAACTAAAGAATATAAGAAAGAAAGAATAGAAGAATATACACACACACTGGTAGATACTAAAAAGGGGGTTGTAGGGGGAAAAGAGACGGAGGCCGTGGAACTCATAGAATGGATCGCCACGAACGCGCCATGTATTGCTTCGATGCCCGAGCCCATAACTGCAGCACAGGCCGTGTGGCTGTTGCAGGACTACAACGTGAAAGATATTCGCCGATTGATAGCTACCATGCAAAGCAAGCAGGCATACCTCAAACACACGAATGCCTATACGGCTTTTGTCAGTTACGCAAAACTCGACAAGGCGCTTAAGGATGGCGGGCCGCCAAGTGTGCAATCCGGGGAAAAGTATTACACACGGGATGAAGCAATGGCCTACATTCGATTCCGTCGTTTGGGCGGCTCTCTTAAAGATAATTTCACTCTTGAGCGTGTGAATGGGGTGTATTTGTGGCGCTTGAAAGCCCCAGTCCCCTCAGTTAACCTTTAACGAATAAAAGATGGATAACAATCAAATAATGAGTTGTCAAGAAGAGTATATTTCTCGGATAAAACATGAGCTTTTGGGATTTTTTACCACGGATCAAGTATGCCGTATTGTTGAATCCCTCTTACTTGTTTGCTCAGATTATCGTATTGAAAAACATTCAACCTCTATAGTTTCGTATCAACCGGAATGTATTTCCGAAGCACAATTTGTCGTTCAGAATTTTTTAGTTGCCAAGTCGGTCGAAGGATTCAGTCCTCGTTCAATAGCGTATTACCATCAAATTTTAAAGCAGTTTTTCGCCTCGACGACCACCCAGTTTCCGAATCAATCACTTAAATGCATCAGTTCGGATGTTGTGCGGTGGTATTTGGCCATGCGTAGTGTTTTGGGCAAAGTCAGTAAAGTGACACTGAATAATGAACGACGTGTATTATCGTCTTTTTTTTCATGGGCATCATCAGAGGGATATGTTCAGGTCAATCCGATGCTTAAAATAAAATCTATTCGAGTTGATAAACGAGTAAAGGAACCCTTTACGGATGACGATATGGAAGCTATCCGGGGTTCTGTCAGAAATAATTTTGAACATGCTCTGGTAGAACTTCTTTATTCAACAGGGATTCGCTGTTCGGAGTTGGTTCAAATACGCATTAGGGATATAGATTTTCAGAATATGCAAATGAAGGTTTTGGGGAAGGGCGGTAAAGAACGCTATGTGTATTTAAATGCCAAAGCGAAACGGGCCGTTCTGGCACATATGTCACATGGTCACGTAGATTGTTACCTTTTTCCTGCATCTCGGTCATCGAATCATATATCCACATCTTATGTTCGGCAGGTTCTGCATGATATAGGGAAGCGGGCCGGTGTCTCAGACGTACATCCGCATCGTTTCAGGCGGACTACCGCATCCATGGCTTTGAGTCGCGGAATGCCGATAGATCAAGTACAAAAATTATTAGGTCATTCGAACATTGAAACAACGACGTTGTATGCTATTACGGATGTTGAAAATGTGAAATCAAGCCATAAAAAGTATTTGAATTGATGAAACAGCTATGTGACATATTGGGAGCCGAAACCGTAGATTCTATTCCATATCGCCTAAATGAAGTTCTTTTTTACGGCGATTCCGACCGGGATCCTATTTACCGGGCTATATGTGATATGTATGCGAATGATTTAAGCTATGATTGGTTTTATGATTTTTATCAGAGCTTGTACGCACAACGCAAGGATTTGAAACAGGACTTTACGCCAAAATCTATTTCGGATGTCCTGTTGCGTATATCTTCGTCAGATTCAGCCAAAATCACCTATGAGCCCTCTGCCGGCACCGGGTCTCTGTTGATACGTCATTGGTGGAGATCGCGTAACAATTATTCGCTATTTAATTACAGTCCTATTGATCACATTTACATTTGTTCTGAAAAATCAAGTCGCAGCATTCCTTTTTTATTATTCAATCTCAGCGTTCGTGGTATTCAAGGTGTTGTATTTCATGAAGATACTTTAACAGAAGAGTGCTCGTCCATATACTTAGTAGCAAACATATTAAATAATCCCCTTTGTTTTTCACAAATAATTCGATTGAAAGATGAAAAAAACGAATATAAAATACTCTCCACAAGAGGAGGCGATGCTCAAGGAACTTTATTCTGACATGCAGAATTCCAATATATCTATTCTGCTCGGTCGTTCTGTGAATTCCATTGCTAACAAAGCATCTCGTTTGGGATTGAACAAGTCTAAATTGCATCTTCATAAAATAGCTGCTATGCCCAATAAAGGTAAATATAAATCAGGTCATGTGCCTCATAATAAAGGACGTCGCCAGCGGGACTGGATGAGCATGGCGGCTTTGTCTAAATGCACAGCAGCGCGTGTGCATCGACGTAAAAATACCCAAGGATATTTGGCTAAAGGTGTTCTGATTAAAAGAATAGACGGAAAGCTACGTAATGTGGCTCGCCATATCTGGGAGATTACTTTCGGGGCAATACCCGATGGTTATGTTGTGCATCATCTCGACGGCAATCTGCGAAATGTGAGCATAGAAAATTTAGAGTTACGTCGTAGGGGATGGAACTTAGGATACGACAGCGTAGCCGTAAAACAAAGTATTGCTTCTCGTCGTGCAAAGGCTCAACGCTGTAACTACCAAGGTAAATCAATAACAGAATGCCGATCTTATGATACAGATTGCATGCCTAATCCCATGGAGTTTATTATAAAACAGCAAAAATTATGACAGACCAAGTAACGAGCATCGAGCAGTCGAAGCGGCTGATCGAGTTGGGGGTGCCCGTGGAGAAGGCGAGCATGGTATGGAGATGGGGATGGGTTTGTGGTACAGTGGACGAAGAAAACTATGAGCTCAAAATTTGGCAGGAGTGTAAGATGGATAAGATTCTGGCCTATCAAGAGTTTCCTGAATCCTTTATTCCCGCCTTCACGGTCGCCGACCTGCTGGAAAAGGTGTTGCCGGATGTGATTCAGGACACCCACAACACTTACGAACTGACACTGAAAGCAGTGGTTGGCGGTGGATGGAGATTCTGTTACACCCCCGTACTTACCCAATTAGAAGCCGATAATATTGGGGATGAAATGGGCGATAACCTGATAGAACTTCTGTGCAACCGTATTGAGTGGATAGTGTCTAACGGATATGAATTGAACCGCCTTCGCTTCGACTATCGAGACCTGATCGGCGCCGGGCTGGCCGTCAGCGTTCACGATTTAAAACAGAATCCGTATGAGTGATGAAAACCAACAGACCGATAAACGACTGTTATTGCTATAACTGCCGGAAATACGAGCAGTGCCGGGACGAAGGAATGTTTGACGAGGGACGGGACATCATTGACTTCTGCGTGGACTATGAGGATGTGAGCTATCCCGATGACGATAACGACGAAAATGATTAAGTCATTAAAACCAAACTACTGTGGAAGAGAAGATGAACCACACAAAACCTAAAGGCGGCTATGTGTTTATGACGTATGACGAATTTCAAGCCCTTGCCGAGGTAATTGCAATGGCAGAGGGAGGGGTTGAATCGGCAGACGAAGATTTCGCTAAATACATGCGCAAGCATGTGCGAAACGCGAACAAATTGATGGTAAAATTCAACACGAGAAAGAAAAAATGAAAACAGGAATTGAGATGATCGCAGAAAGGGAAAGCAAGATATTCACGGCAAATGGAATGTCACGCGAGGAACTGAGACTGAATTACAATGCGGCCTGCAACGCCTATGTGGCCGCTTTCTGCGAAAAGCACGGCTACGATTATGAGCCGGATGCGTGGGTAGGCGACGACCCCGGAGGAATTGCAGAGGTCGGCGATCTATTCGTGAGCATGGCCGATATGCTGACGGACATCGACCGAGACGCTCCGAAGGAGGAATACATCAAGTACTACGACTACTGTATGCGTGTCGGAGGGATTTGTGACGGCAAACTGAACACCCCGAATTACGACAGCTGGCTGCGGGGATGCCCGCGGATGGACGAGGAGCAAATAGCTCGGCTGGAGGAATTGCAACGGGATGTGCGTAGTGCAGAGATGAATTTGAAGGTCGAGATCGACAGAATTAACAACCTCAAACAAGAATAGTTATGCGAGAGATTAAATTCCGAGGCAAGCGCCTCGACAATGGGGAATGGATATATGGCGACCTGCAAATTGGGGATGACGACCATATTCCAATGATTGGTACTGTCGGGCCGGGGCGTTGGGTAGAATATATACAGGTTGATAAAAATACAATCGGGCAGTTTACCGAACTCAAAGACAAGAACGGAAATGATATTTGGGAGGGAGATATATTCAAAGAAGACGGTAGCGGAATTGTGCGATCCGTCTTCCGAGTTCCCGGCGGTCTCGCTTTTGAGGATAATCCCGTATCGTTCGGCTATGACCATAGGTCGCCGTTATATCCGTATTCTCCTATTGCCGAAGCACAAAGCGTATCATGGATGGCTCAATGTTGCGAAGTAATTGGCAATATTCACGACAACCCGGAATTACTTAAAACTGAATAACCATGCAGAAGATAATGTTTAACGACCGATACCATCATACAAACGCGGTTATCGAGGAACGCAAGACCAGGGCGACGCAAATTATGGCTGGGATCGACTTTCCGGTCAACATGGTTATGGGGCGCGTCCTCCCCGACAAAGATGGGAAGATATATGCAGTTGCCAATGGGGAGAATATCATCGTGAAATTGCGCTACAAGGTCGGCGAGGTCGTGGCCGTGGCGCAATGCTACAACGATGTGGTGCGGGAATTTACGGATTTGGCGTTTGTGCCCGGAAGTACTAACAAAATGTTCGTCCGTGCTGACCTAATGCCCCACCAAATCCGCATCATCGGAATCCGCTGCGAGCGGTTGCGGGATATTTCGGACGAGGAGTGCATAAAGGAAGGAGTGTATGCAGGTTCGCAAGCATTAGAATACCCATACTATTTTATAGACACAAAACAATTCCTGATCTGTGATTATAAATCACCCAGAGAAGCCTTTGCCGCTCTTATCGACAAGGTGTCCGGCCGTGGAACATGGGATCGGAACCCGTGGGTGGTGGTTTACGAATTTGAATTGGTGAAATAGTATGAAATTAGCAATTACAATATGCAGACCGTGTAAACCTAAGTGTCTGTATGAATTTACTGGTGATATAGAGACAGTACGTGAAACTTATGTAGTTGATGTGCCTAATATGCCGAATGCGGTTGTCGAGGCTGCGAATGAGGGTAATGCCGAAGGCTGTGTTGTAGGTATATCGTTTATAAAGGAGCCATGAAATTCACAACCCCATGCTTTGTCCGTGTCGAGGATGCGGAAAAGCGAAAGGAGCTGACTTAATGGTTGGAAGGAATCGGGTATTATGTATGCTCCTGCTGCTTGTTTGGAGGCTGTAACACCCTGCATTGCTGTGGGATTGATCGGCTTAAAATCGCTTACGAGGTGCACGGGATCTGCGACTACGACGAGGAAACCCGATATTCCATCGACCAGTTCAAGGCTGAAAATGTTGCCAAAGGACACCCTGCCATAGACTGCGGCGAGAATATCGAGCTGTTTAAGGCACTGGCGGCGATGAACGACGAGAACGACCGCGAGCAGTGGTTTATCGCGGAGGAAGCGAAGGCATGGGTAAACCAAGGGCTGTATGCACCCATTGGGAGCTTCGAAAAATGCTTGCTGGAGCATCGGGTCGGTATCCCCGCCCGTAAGGCCACGGTTGAGGAGATTATCGAACATTTCAAAAAGAGGGAGAAATGATACGAGCAAGATTCTATATCAAATTCAAAGATTGCGGTAACGATTATCGGCCAGTTAAATGGCCGATCAAGTATCCGTATTGGTGTACGGGCGAAAGCGTCGACGCTTTCGTTATTGTCGCCTATGCCGAAAATGTCGAGCAAATAAAGGGGCTATGGCCGGAGGCTTATATGATCGAATGCGAGGAAGTGAATGAAATAACCTTCACTACAAGATTCCCAAAACCGAAGTGGTACAATTCGAGTTCGAATTGTTGAAATATCGAGATTCTCGCAAAATCAAGATAAAATGCAGAAAAATGAGAACCTTACAGTATTCGAAGCTGTAGCAGCCGATGCCGTATCATACGCTGATGCCGTCCTTGAAGAGCTGGAGAAAACGGAGAAGAAATTATGAAAAAGCAATATAATGAAAGGCCTACAACCATAATAGTTTGGCTGGTCGTAATACTGGCAATAATAGTTATGATCGCCTTTACCGGAATCAAGCCGGCAATGTAAAGGGCTCCCTGATCCGGAGCCCTTTGCGTTTGTGGCGCTCTCAAGCCCCACCTTTGACACATCACTCCAAAGGTAGCAACTTATTTCGATTAAAGCAAATGGGGAGAAGGGCGGAAGGGCGGCCAACTATCGCCGACTATACGGTATGGACAAATGAACTGAGCCGGGAAGAACTGATGATAATTATACATGGCATATGCAATCATCGGATCAACCAAGCGAAGAGGAAGCTCCAGTTTTTGCGGGCGCAGCGCGACAGGCGCCGAGCCACGCGGGGTAAATACAGGGAACCGAATCCGCCTATTTCGTGGCGGAGGTTTAAAACAAAGGAAAGAGATCATATTGACGGACGGCAACAGGAGTTGCCATTTTAAATAATTAGGTGGATATGGAACAAGATATTTATGAAGAATTAAAGAGTATAAAGCAGTATCTATTGTTGGGAGCTAAAAGCGCCTTAAATATGGATGATGCAGCTTTACTTACCGGGTTGTCAAAATCTCGCTTATATTGTCTCGTCAGTAAAAAACAAGTTCCTCATTATAAAAAAGGCAAATCAACCTACTTTAACAAAAAAGAATTAGAAAACTGGATGCTTCAAATTAGAGTGTCTACGGATGAGGAGGTAGAGCAACAAGCTGCACAATATGTATATAATAAAAATTGAGTATATTTGTTGTGCGAGATTTGTGTAGCAAAGGGGCTGTTTTATGCTTTTTGTTACTCGTTTGTTACCTGATTTCCCAAGATATAACCTAAGTGTTTGATTTACATTGTATATAATATATTATCTACGACAACTTCGGCTCGTAAATCAATGCAGCAAACTCACGACAAATACTAATTAACAAATGACAAGTAAAGCCCCTGTTTTATGGGGCTTTGCTTATTTTTGACAATGTGATTTTTAGTGTATTCTCTATCGTCATATTGTTGTTACTTGTCGTCAATTTGTTACTCGTTTGTTACTCTAAATTCAAATTATTACTATCTTCGCGGTAAACTCATTACCCATGACTACTGCAAAGATTAAAGAGCCAGTCAAATTAAGACGCAAACTATTAAAGAATGGGAATATTTCTTTATATCTTGACATTTACCAGTCTGGGCATCGTGTTTATGATTTTTTACATTTATATCTTATCCCAGAACACTCGAATGCTGATAGGATAAAAAATAAAGAGACGCTTAGCTTGGCGAATGCTATAAAATCTGAAAAAATCGTTGAAATGCAGAATCGCTCTCATGGTTTTTCTAATTCAAAGGCGCAGGTTAAGTTACGTTTTATTGATTATCTGCAATCCGAATCGGCACGATACCTGGAAAAGGGAGGGAGGATGTATGCTCAGAGCATCAAGAATTCAATAAATCATCTGGTGGCATACTCTGGGAACAAAATTACATTCAAACAGGTTGACAAGCAATATTTGCAGGGGTATATTGAATACCTTAACAAAGTCCGAGGGCGTGGAGGAAAGTTATTAACTGGCGCAACCAGGGCGCTGTATTTTCAAGTATTATCTACAGCTTTGAATAGGGCTGTCAAAGAGGGGGTTATCGAAAAAAATCCTGCTGATTCCATATCGGCAGAAGACCGTCCAGAAGCCGAAAATAAACCGCGCACGTTTCTTGTGATGGAGGAAATCAAAAAGTTGATTAACACGCCCTGCGAATATGATATGGTTAAAAGGGCATTCTTATTCAGTTGCTTTTGTGGGTTGCGCTTGTCGGACATTCAGAAATTAAGATGGGAAGATATTGAATGGATAGATGACGATAAAAGGCAAGTGCGCGTAATACAGCAAAAAACAGGCACGCCAATTTGGGTGCCCCTTTCTGCAAATGCCTTAAATCAGTTGCCTCAAACAGAATGTGAGACCGGGATTATATTTTCTCTCCCAATGGTATGGGTGATTGAGAAATATTTAGATAAATGGGCTAAAAAAGCGGGCATAAAAAAACATGTGACTTATCATGTGTCGCGTCACACTTTTGCAACATTGCTAATAACTTATAAGACAGATATATACACTGTATCTAAGTTGCTCGGTCATACTAATATCCAAACAACTCAGATATACGCAAAAATCATTGACGAAAAGAAGCGTGAAGCCGTTGATTTAATCCCGGAAATATAACTACATCGTATTCATCAACTCGCATACGACGGCAGCGAATATGGGTGCGCAGCATTCGCTCACTTCGAGCATCGCCATCCAGTATTGGGTGTCATCTTTTTCCATGTCCATTACATTTACAACAGGTGAATTGGTGCACATCTTCCCATAGCGCCTGGTTTATTTCGCCAGTAAGGTATGCTACCTCTTCCCCGGCCATCGGCAGGCCGAGGGTAAGGGCTACATCGTCTACGAGGTGCCGCAGTTCGTGCTCAAAGCTGTTAAGAAATTCCCACGGCGAGGAGTGCATCCCTATTACTATGACACTTTGCCGATGCTCCTTGTTGGAGTAGGTGAATCCCGTATCCATTTCGCACTTCACCATATTCCCCTGTACGCGATGAAGAACCGTATCGGGGCATCCGATGTCGGTAAGGGACTTGAGTATTTCGCCCGTATAGTAGCACGTCACGGCATAATATATGCGCAACGTCCATCCATACTTGTGAATACTCAAGTCCCGAATCTTCATTTTTCCTCCCTTTTCCCGTACTTGCGCCAGTTTCGCGCCAGTCTCCTTCGTTGCGCCCGGTTGAAGCGCTTGTTCTCGAATACGTCGTTCACTGCCCCGGCCAGTTCCTGGTACTTGTCGGCAGGCAGGTTACGGACGAGCGTTGCGATATTTTTCATTCTTAAAAAAATGTTTATTTTTGTCCAATATGGAGCCTTATCAAAACCTATCTTTAGACAATTTGCCAAACGAAGAGTGGCGCGACATTCCCAATTATGAGGGATTCTATCAAGCATCTACTATGGGGCGCATAAAGAGCCTTGATAGATTAGTCAATGCAAGGAATAATCATTTACGGTCTCATCGTGGTAAAATAATCCGTCAAACACCGTATTTAAACGGCTATCTGAGCGTCATGCTATCCGTTCATGGCATACACAAGCGTTGTTCTGTGCATCGTCTATGTGCTGTGACATTTTTACCAAATATTGCCAATAAACCATGTATCGACCATATCAATACAATTATAACAGATAACCGTATTGAAAATTTACGCTGGTGTACGCTTAGTGAAAACTTGCTGAATCCCATAACTGTAAATCGTATTTCTAAGGCCAAGTCTGGTGCAAAGTGTTATTTTTATGGCAAACAATTCGGAACTCGGAAGATTCGATCCATAACTATCAATGGCGAAGAAACTGTATATCCTTCAATAATTGCCGCAACAAAGGCTGGCATATATAAATATAGAGGGATACAACAATGTCTTAGCGGTCATCAAAAAACACATAGAAATATGCGCTGGGAGTACTGTGATTAGACCATGTCCTCCCATATTATTGGAATGCCTTCCGCTATTGTCTTTGCATAGTATTCATCCATTGCTCTTGTTGGTGCGCCGTCTATATCATCAAGATAGTCTTTGACGAATTTAGCCAAGTACTGTTCATTCGGTAACGACGACCCAAGGAAGTCTGCTTTTGCCATATTTGCAACGTAACAAGCATTGTATCCTACATCGTTTTTTAATTCTACGCCATATTGTTTGAGAAGTTGGTGAACCTCGTCGTTTGAATAGGGCGTAATAGGGGTTTCTTTGCCGCTTGCATCCTTTTTCTTCATTTTGCCAACGGCGAATTCGCACATTTTCTTTGAAAAGTGCCAACCGTAATTTTCGAGATATTCCCGGAACCCTGCCGGGAAGTTTTCATGTGTATCTAACCTGTCCATATTTTTCGATTTAAAATAGGAGAGGGCACTGCGGCCCTCTCCCTCCGGTTTACCGCCTGCGATACCGCGAATAGGGGCCTGTACCCCTTACGCCACGGCGTTCGCCGTAGGCGTCGTCATACTCATACCCGCCGCGGTCATACTCGCCACGTTCGCCGTAGCCGCCACCTTGTCCGTAGCCGCCACGCTCACCGTATCCGCCACGGCCTTCACGCCGGCCTTCTTCAAAGCCTTCTTCGTAGGCGCGTCGGAGCTCTCGCTCCATCTCCTCTTCGTGGCCGCCGAAGCCGCCACGGCCTTCACCTATGATTCTCCAACCCATAGTTACTTTGTTTTTGCAGGTGGTTCAGACTTGACAAGGCTCCTCAGTTCTTCCGCCGTCGGTATCTGGCTCAGCCGTTCGTTCATGTCAGCGAGCATCTTCCGCAACTCCCTGTTTTCGGCTTCGAGCTCTTTTGAACGCGCAGCTTCGGGATCGAGCTGCATCAGGATCTCATCGTAGACCTTCAGGTTGGCTTTGTGCCTGTCGAATGATTCCACGATGTCACGGCTTGCCTGCTGTGCCTCCATGATGGTCGGCTTCAACACTTCCCGTGTCGTCGCTACGGTAAGTCCGTCTTTTGAAACGATGTCCGCTTGCATAGGGACGCCCCAGGGCTCGTTGCCCTCTATCGAGATGTTGATGAATTGCGGCATCGGCGAGAATTGCCCGGGCTTTTGGGGCGGGAAATACGGTGCCGATACGTCTTTTACGTTGGCTGTATAAAACTTAGGCTGTTCCCTGTTGTCGAAAACGTAGACTAAGGAGCCTTTTCTCAAGTTCTGAAACATCTTGGTTAATGATTTGTGAAAGATAGGGGAGAAGGAGCCCTCCTCCCCGTCTTTCGGTTAATTGTTTTTTTAATTCAGACGGCACCGGTCATCAATTGCAAAGTATCGGTCTGCTTGTCATACCATATCTGGTATACCCCTGACCCCGGAATATCCGATACTGTAACATTTGCTCCGTTGTACGTCGTCAGATTCTTATTTTGCCCGTTGGTTTCAAACAGCACGGGAAGTGTTCCCGTTGTGCCGGCAGGGATTTCCTGTACCAACTCAACCAGCACGAGTCCCCGGTACCACGAATTTGCAAATGCGTGGTTGGGAAAGGAAAACACAACCCCTGTGGTCTCCACTGTCACGCCTGTAGTTTTTAGTACCGGTATGCCTCTGCGGTTAACATACTGAAATGGGAATACTGCCATATTTTTGTATTTTAAGTTATTATAACTAATTTTACATCGGGATAGGTTGGAGTCATGACCAACTGATAAGGGCTTGCCAAACGTCCTTCCCTCTTTTTCTCGTTTGGCACCACTAAATTGTTTGGCAATGACAAATCGGGAATTCATAGAGAGTGTTGCTCTCGAAGGAGAAGAATGGCGTATTATTGATGGTACGCTCGGCTATTTCGCGGTATCTGATTATGGTAGGGTTTCATCGCTATCCCATCGCGTGAGCGGAGGTAATAACAATAGTTGGACGACTAAACCTCGCATATTAACTCCTCGCCCAAATCGGGGAGGATATTTGAGAGTTAGACTTACATCCCTACACGGAGTAGATAAGACTGAATTAGTCCATAGGCTTGTTGCTAAAGCGTTCATCCCCAATCCTAATAACTATGCATATGTAGACCATATAGATGGGAACCGGACGAACAATGTGGCACGTAATCTTCGTTGGTGTACTCGTTCAATGAACATGCTTAACCCTGTCACAAGAGAGTGTGCAGCAAAAGCACGAAGAATACCCAACAAGAAAAACAGAAAGCCAATTGTCCAGATTAAAAATGGAATATTGGTTGCAAAATATAAAACAGCATCCGAAGCCCATCAATTACACGGATTTCACATCGGAGGAATATATGAATGCATTCGAAAACCAACTCGCACATTGAAAGGATTTCATTGGCGCTGGCTTTCGGATTGGGAAGCCTCTTATCAGTAAGTCAAAGAACATTTCACCTATCGGCGAATAATAGCATTATCCCCAAAATCCGCCGCTCCCCCCAAAGCCAAACCCTGCACCATATCCGAGACCATATTGTGCGGCAATACACGTAGGCACACCGACAATAGGCGAATAGGGCACGGTAGCCGTTTCGGGCAGCTTGCACTTGATGCTATTCACGTCATTCTGCAAAGCCGCTACAGCGGCGTTCACGGGTGCTACAGCCTGTCCTACAACACCGGCCATGTAGGCGTTTTGGTGTTCGAGGTTGAGCTGCGTGGTCAGCGTGCTGTTCTTTTCGCGCAGGGCATCAATTTTATCCTGCAATGCAGCTGCCTGCATTTGATCCAGTTTGGAAATTATCGCTGTAGTCCCGCTTTGAGAAGTTTCGCGAATTGTGTTTTGTAAATCACAGGTCTGACGTTGTGTTTCATAGGCAACGCTACTGAATCCGCGCTCCATGCCCACATTGACGCCATTGATGGCCTGCTTCATATCGCAGCAGCACGCGGCGATCTGGTTGCCGATTTGGCATCCCATCGACTGTACAGCGTTGATGATCTGCTGGCTTGACATGCCGAGGGTGCCCTGGATGTTGCACAGCGTGTTCTGAATCTGCTGCGTAGAGCAGTTGAGCGACGATGCCAGCTGATTGATGGCTGCGCCGTTCCCTTGGATTGCGTTCATAAGAAGTTCCCGTCCGGCGTCACCGTTGAGCTGCGCAGGAAGGCCATTGGCGTTGTTACCGCCGAAGCCGTTGCCACCAAAGCCGCCCCAGCAGAAGAACAGCAGGATGATCCAGATCCACCAGCACCCGTCACCGCCCCATGCACCACGGTTGTTGTTACCGTTCATGAGTGCCGCTACGAGGTTGGGATCCATGCCCTTGTTGCCCATCATTGACGAGACGAGAGCCGCGATGTCAAGGCCGCCACCCGAGCCGCCTCCATCGAAAATATAAGTTTTATCCGAACCCATTTTTAATAATTATTGAATGATTGCCGCCCCTGTCAAGGCCGGGCGTTCACCTGTTGCAACATTGCAAAGGTGGCTGCGGGCGGCAGGCATATCAATTCATTGGGGCGCAGATGGGAGGCAACTTCTTCGCAATAAGTTCGCACTGTATTTCGAATATAGGGTGGCTGTATCGCTTGCGTTCATCGAACCCGGCGACCATCTTCTCTATGGCGCGTCGGGAGAACCGCATCATCCGGGCGATGTCGGTGGTGTACATGCCGTTTTTATGGCAGAAGTGTACGAGCATGTAGCGCGCATCGACCACATCTTGAAATTTATCCTTCGAAAGGATTTGTTCCTTAGCTATTTCAGTTTCAAATGCAACACATTCGAGTATTTGTGCAAAAAGCTCTGATTTACGCATATACTTTCCCGATTTTTTATTATAAATTTGTTATACCACTATACAAAAAGCCAACACACCGATTCAAGGAATAAGTCCTCAATGTGGTGCGTTGGCACAATCGTATAGTGGTATATGCGGGAAAGCGTTGGGGACTTTTTTATGCCCGTACCCCAAGGCCCGTTATTCGGTTACAACCGATTGGAAGTCATCCCAGTATATGTAAATCATCTCTTCCATTGCGCGTAGTGTTTTCGTATTTCAAGGTATTCAGGGTTATCTTCATGGGCATATGCTTCCTGTTCGAAAGTTATCCTTCGGTACTTGAAGCCGTGAAATACCCAATCCAATAGGTAGACGATGTAGAAGGGCACATATAACAGTTCTCTCATCTGTGCGGTGTGTATCGCTTCGTGGTTTTTATTTTTATCCGACAACGGGCGGGCGGACTTGCGGGCAAATACGATCCCGAACAGATTGATAGCCTTGTATCCCTTGAAGGGGATGATGTCGTTATAAATTATCTTCATACCTGTCAGAATTGCCATAAAATAACACCTACTCCTACGCCGACCGTAGGCTGGAACCCTTGCGGCGTGTACGCCGCCCCGATCCCGGCAGTCAGGGCGAAGCGGCTCCGCCGGGTGACTACCTGCTGTCGGGTGGTAGTGCAGTTGTATGTTTCTATCCAGTCGAGCGTCGGCCGCAGGTTGCCGATCCGGGGCCCGCTGACCTGTGCCCGGTAGGTGCTGTCCGAGTAGGGGCGTGTTTCCATTGCCACCTTCATCTGCACGCTGTCTGCCCCGACTTTCACAACGACGGTCTCCGTTACCGTGTCGGGCGGCGCGAAGAGCAGCACCGGCACCGAGATGTCGGCGAAGCGGTACGTGCCGGGCAGCGGTTCCGGTCTCGGGTAGAACACCGTGTCGATACGCGTCGTTTCTTCGACAACCACCGACGCGGCGCCCCTGCGGTATCCCCAGCCGAAGAGCAGGGCCCCGGCCGAAAGGGTGGCGAGCAGGTAGAGAATCAGGCGTTTCATGCTTTTACAAACAACTCCCACCCGGCCTGCACGTCGAGCATCTTGGCCTCGACGCCGTTCTCTACGAACGACATGGCCGCAACGATGGGAACCATCACGTCGCGGTTGGTCGTGGTGATCCGGCTGTCGGCGGGCACCCCCGATCTTTCCGCCACGGTGCGGACATAGGCGTCCGTGTGGTTCTCCTCCGACGGGGCCCAGCGGCCGATCATCTTGCGGATCGTGTCCAGCCCGTAGTTACGCTGGTAGTTGTTCAACAGCTTGAAGGCAGCTCGATAGCCGTATGCCACCGTCGTAAACTGCGCGAAACGCTTGTCTTTCGACGGCACGACCTCGCCCTGCCAGGGATTGCCGCCCCGTGTCTTCTCGATGTTGAGCGGGTTGTTGTTTCTGAGCCCTCGTGTCATTGCGCGATGTGTTTAGTGTACAGGATATGCCCGACCCATCCGGCCATAGCACAAACAACCCCCACGAGGATGTAACGCGGGAATACGATTCCGAGCACTACGGCCACGGCCGCAACGATGCTCCATACGATCCATTTCTTTTTCATTTGTCCTTTTGTTTTTGTTTGTAGTTTTCCAAATAGGGAATCTTTTTAATCATCTCGAACGAGAGCACATAGTACAGGAAGTCGATGTATCGGTTCTTCGGGAATATGCGGTTCAGGTTCTTGAGGATGTTGACCCCGTAGAAATATATCAGGGCATATACTGCGAGCGAGATCGCCGACATCGCCCCGTCGTGGTTGTCGATGTTGTCCCCGACGAGCAGTATCATGGCCATCAGTCCCGATATTACCGCAGCCTCGGATATGCACTTGAAAGCCTTGCGGAATATGAATCCTTCGTGCTGCACGAGCACGCCGGCGAACAGGCCCGTGAAAAAGTTCGCGGCGAATATAATCATGCAGGCCGTCAGTATGTCGTGTATCGGGGCTATGGCGTTAAACATGTACACCAGGGCGCCTATCGACACCTGCCATACTTTCTCGCAGAGCCTTTCTATAAATCTCCACAATGCTTCCATAGGGTGTATTCTATTGTTCGGGCAACACGTTTGTCTGCGCCTGGGGCGCCGCTTCCGACTTCTCCAATTCTGCGATCCTCTGTTCGAGCCGTTTCAGCACCGCGGCTAATGTTTCTCCTTCGGAAACAAGCACGGCCTCGGCTACGGTTACGGGATAGAACGGCTCGCCGTTGGGCTTGTTGGTCATATACATCTTCATTGCTCAATATTTTGAAAGTCCATAACCGTTTCTTCGGCGGCCAGCTCTTCGGCACGCCGGGCCCTCAGCTCCGCAAGGGTCTTTTCATTCGCGTTGTACTCCGCGTTGGCCGCTTCGTACTCCTCATAATCCAGAGGATAGGTAGCCCGGAAGTCAAGGCCGGACTTACTGCATTTGGCCGCCCTATCGTCGGACTTGGCCATGACTGCCCGTAATTCGAGCTGCCGTGATTCGAGGGTGTCGATCTGTCGTTGTGTTTCCATGGTTCAGATAATTATAAGGCGCAGACCGGGCGGGACGAGAATTTATAACACTTGCCTGTATAGCCCAGAGAGCCGTTCCCTCCGTTATAAATGTAGATGTAACTCTCCTGCATCTCGCATGAAGTATGGACATAATAATAATAACCATAGCACGTGGTAGCTTTCAAGCGTAAGAGCGTACGGTTTACAGGGTCTTTTTCCACGTCAGCGACGAAACGCACCCTGTCGTGCATCAGCAGGTAGACCTCTTCCGACGACGGCAGCCACCATGCCCCCGCCTCCAGCCCCGTCGTCATTCCGTCCACGGTGATGCCGAAGTCGAGGGCTGCGGCGGCAGCCGGGTAGCGGTACTGTGTTTTGCCGTAAATATCCTCGAAGGTAAGCCGCCCGATCAGGTTCGTGTTGGTCTTGCCATCCTGCAACATCGTCCCGAACTCCGTAGGATATTGTGCCATGTGCTCGGCGAACAGGTAGTCCTTGTAGGTGGGATACACGGCAACCAGATCGGGGTTGTCGGCCTCGGTGAAAACGCTCTCCCGAATGACTATGCCGCTTCCCGGCTTTTGTCCTGTGGCTGCCTGGCCTCTCTCCGAATAATATTCCGCGAACTGGTCGAGGACACCACCTGCCATATTTGAATTCACACCATTCTTGCGGCGAATTTCTTCTCTGGTTCCTTTGATAAGTATCCCCGTGAGTGTTGTCTGATAGCTCACGTTCTCCCGAGGATAGGTGATTTGGCAGCCATTCGTAACGTTGATAAGCACATAATTGGGCGACCATGTGTTTATCGACATGACAATTCGTGCCCCTGCTTCATCGACAGAGGCTGTCCAGCCATAAGTGTTTTTGATCTTCTCGTCCGCATTGATCTGCGCGGCGATATCCGCGAGCGTCGCACCCGGGGCATAAGTGAATGCGTGGTCGGTATTATAGATACGAAGCGTGAAGGTTCCCCCCGCAGACAGTTCGAAGCCAGATAGGGCGACCTCGTAAGAGTACGCCCAGCAAACGCTGCTTGCCGCATTGCGAAGCGACACGATCAGCACCCGCCCGCCCTGCCGGGCATAGACCACGGCCACGGGGACAAGCTGCGGCGACAGCTGCTCTGCAACAAGCGTCGCACCCTTGACGAAGCGGATAGTCCCCGTGGTCTTGTCGAAGACCGCGAGGTCGCCCACCCCGGCGGCCGGCTTGTCCACTACGACGTTCACGCCGTCGTAGATGAGCGCTCCGTCGTCCTCGATGTAGGATACCGCCGACTGTGTGTCCTTGCGGTTCTTGTCGGCCGTGTAACCCGCCTTGTCGGCGTATTTGTTGACTTGTGACATGTTGTATGCAGTTTAAGCGTTCTTCCAGTCCGACACCGCGCCGTTGCCCACGGAGTGGTAGACCGCGTTGTTCTTCGTATCGACATAGAACTGCCCCGCGCGGTCGGGGGCTTTCGTCGGCGCACCCTCGCCCGTGACGACGAGGTTGTTGTCGCCCCACACACCCAGTTTTTTCACCTGCAACTCCGGGATCAGCACTTTGCCCGAGAGCATTTCCATGAGCAGCCTTTCGAGGTGCGTCACGCGCGCTTCGAGCGTGCAGTCCGAGTGCGCGATAACCGAAATTTCGCTGAACGAAGCATCCGACCACGGCGTGAGCTTGTGCCTGGACAAGAAGTCGGCATCGGTGATCTCCGGCCCCGTCGTGTAGTAGGTGTTGCCCAGCAGCGTGACGTCGACCTGTGTGAAGGGAGCGCCGCCCTCCACGTCGGGCATGTAGAGCGCTTTGGTTCCGTCGAGCGACAGCAGGCGGCAGCCGATGATCTCGACGGCCATATTTTTCGCCGCAGCATCGGTGCTTGCGTGGATGGTGGCCGCGCCCGTCGAAGTGCCTACGTGCGTGTCGCTGACGCACTCGCAGCCGTCTAACCGAATGGTCTGGTTGTCGGCAAGGCCCGCGCCGACGGGTGAATGGCACGTACTGAAGAGTTTGCAGTTCCGAATCGTCGTGAAATATCGCTCAGATGCGGCAAAGACCGAATCGACATGTACGCAGTAGCAGGCTTGGTGACCGCCGGCGCTGGCGTCCGTATAACTTTCGTCGTTCAGGCAGTTGACGGTCATGTTGGCGACGGTGCATTCGCCGCCCGCCTCGATGATCTTGGCGCGGTTCACGGAGTTGTTCTCATACGAGACGATGACGCCGTCGCGGCTCTCGCCGATAAGCGATATGCGGTTCGCCCCCTTGTTGATGATCGCATACGGGTAACCCATCGCCACATTCTTCGGGGCCTCGTGATCGTAAAGGCCGTTGCGGATAAACACCGTAACCGCGTTGTTCACGACATCGAAGGCGTCCCTTGCGAAGTCGCACGCCTGCGCGACCGAGAAGAAATGCCCCGTCCCGCCCTCGTCCACGGTGAAGGAGTCCGTGTCGAAGTTTTTCAGCGTGGCCCGGCTCTCGGCATCGCACCATGCGTCATAGTTATTGAGCGTGACGATCAAATCCTCGATGGTGACCTTCTGGCCGATATTGGTGGCTGCGGATATGCTGGTGCCCACATTCAGCCCTCCCGCTACCGACGCCGCCTTGCCGCGGTAGTAGATTTCGTAGGTGCGGTCTGCCTTGAGGACGAACCAGCGGCCCCGCTGGTCGAGATTGTCCGAATAGGTAATGATCCGCAAAGAGCACTCTTTGTCCACGCGCAGCTTCATGCGCACGAAAATAAAGTCCGAAGCTGCGACCGGGATGCGGCTGGTCAGGGAGAAGTTCGACGTCACGCCTGACTGCGTAGGCGTAACGACCATGCTCCGATCCGTGATGTCCGAGCCCGTATTGTTATAATAGCTCTTCGTAAAGTCCTTGAGGATGTAGGCTACGTGGTCTTTGTAGCCTAATTCAGTATTCAATTCTTCCGAAGTCACATATCCGGAATCATTTTCCAGTTCGGACAGTTTCGTGGGAAGCTCCGTGCGGTCGGCCTTGCCCTGAATCATCTCCTGCAATGCAAGTGTCAACTTGTCCCAGGATACGGTGTTGTTGAGCAGGGAGGCGCGGATTTCGGAGCCTTCGACCGTAACCTGTATCTCGGAACCGATAGAGCCGACATATACTTTCACGAAGTCAGAAACCGGGATGGAGGATATGGAGCCGTCGGCATTTACGAACTCGATAGATTGGGTATCCTCGTTGTAATGCAGCCCCATCATCTCGATAGGCAGGTCGATGATGAACTTGGCACCGCCCTTTGTCGTGAAGGTCAGCTCGTAGGTTTTGTCGTTGAACTCCGGCAGTCCTACGCAGGTGTTGAGCAGCTCCCGGATGTCGGGATGCGCCGTGGGGGAGGTGTTGTGCCGCTCGATCTGGCCGCTGACGTCCGGGGTGGGAATTTCTGAGATCGCCTTGTCCGTATAGTTTTTGGCCTCGGTCAGTGTCTGCGCATCCCCGCCGGATATGTTGCTGTTGAGCTCCTCGGACGTGGCGTCAAACACATCGCTGACATTATTCCATAGTTCTGTTGTCTTGGTGTCCGTGTACGACTTTGCTTCAGCCAGTGCGCCCGCCGCAGCCTCCGTCAGCTCCTTTTTGGACACCTTGTCGGACAACTCCTTCCTTATCTCCGTGTCGTCGTAGTTGGAGAGCCCGGCCAGCTTCTCCTTCTCCTGGTCAGTGTAGTCGTTCGTAGAAAGCCCTTTCCCTTCTTCCTTGTCGACCTTTTGGGCAAGGAGTTTGTCAATATCCCCTACCTTATTTACAGCGTCATTTGCCGCTTTTGCCGCTTCGTTCGCGGCGTTTGCAGCGTTAATAGGGGCTTCGGCATATTCTTCCTCCGTAAGTTCGGAATTCGGGTTGTATTTCTTGAATGCCTCGTAAGCACTCTCGCCGGGCAATCCGATAACAAGGCTTGACGCCTCAAGGTTGACAGTTTCCGTTGTAAGGTTGCTTTCGTCTTCGCCACCTTCCAAAAGTGTCGTAGGAACCAATTCGAAGGCCTTGCAGTAGTCGACCGCCGTTTGCCCTCTCTTCTGCAAATTCTCCCACATGGTGAGACGGTACACCCCGATGGATTTTTGCATTGCTCCGCTGATGGTGAAAATCGCGGTGTTGCCTTCGGTGGTGAAATCGACGGGAATGTCCATATGCGAAGGCAAATGGACGAAGAGTCTCAGGTCGCGCCCTTCGAGTGCTACCTGCTGCCCATTGGTGAGTATCGGCCAATGTATCTCTATGTCCTTGCCTATCCGGATGCGTTTCATATTCCTTTCGAGCGTTTATTCTTTTTTGAGAGCGGACATGATACTGTCGTAGAAGACCGCCTTGCACATCTTTGCGGTATCAACGATAATCAATTCCTCCTCGTCGGAAACTTCGATGCCGCCTTCGCTGTGGAGGATGCGGAATGCCAGGTCATGCGCTACGATGCCGTTCATGCCCATGTATATGGCGTTGGCAAACTCTTTCCTTGCATCGACGACAATATGCCCGGCGCGGGAAATGTCGGTGAACAGTTTGAACTCTTTTAAATTCAATGTTTTCATATATCCTGTTTTTGTGTTAATATTGGCACCAGTTGGCCGTCCACATACTGTTCATATGATCCCACAATATGATCCACAGCTTACCCCAATCCAAGGTAATTTCAGTGTTGTTTTGAGAGTTGGAATTGGTGCATATCCTGTGCTGGGTATTCCCGCGCGTCAACTTGACATTGCCGCTGCCGACCTTTCGGATGAAATAAATCTGCCCTTGTTTTGGTGAAGACGGTAAAGTCAGCGTAATCTCTCTCGTAGCCGTACTGAACACCACGCTGTCCATGTCGGTCAGGGTTCTATTGGAAGAGGTTCGCACATTCCTCAGCCTGAAACCCGTTATGAACCCCTCTGGGATATATAAGGCATGGTTTCCGGACTGACGTGCAGCGGTAGTGGTTCCATCCGATAATGCTGCTCCGGTGACATTTATATACACTCCGTAATTGCCTGCCGTGCCGCCGGCTGCGCTGCGGCTTACTTCTGCTCTTATAGGCCCATAGAGGGCACCACCCGTTGATGCCGGCCAGGTGTCGACTCCAAGATAAAGATTAGTCTTACTGCCTGTAAACTTAATCAGATTGGAAGATAGAAGCATATCACCGAAGCTGTCTGTGGATTTTAATGCTCCTTCGTCAATTGTAAAGTTGCCTATCGTTCCGCTCGATGCGTTGATAGTCCCTGTAATATCGGCTTTGGTGGCCACGAATGACCCGTCCTTAGCAACCCTGAACGGCGCATTCGACGGTGTACTGTTCCCGACGAACAGTGGAATATCGCCACCCACGAGCCCTGCGATGATAGTATTCACGGAAATGTCTGTCTTGGAGTTGTGCACCACGAACTCCATACCTTGCAGGAAGTTGATGACGGCATTCTCTGCGAACAACAGGGGCGTATATATCGGCACCATGTCGTTGAGTTGTTGCCAATATGCCGACGCGGATCCCGCCGCCGGTTTGTTGGAAGCAGACGAAGTGTGCGTCTGGCTGCACTGGAATTTCAGCTGTTTGTTGTTCGCATAGATCGTAACTATGTCTATGTATCTGGGGCCATTGGAGACAAGGTCGAGGTCATTGCGGTATTCCACTCCCGATGCCCATTCCGTGAGGCGGATTATGCAACCCTGCAAGCCATCCTTGCCGGGAGCGCCGTCTTCGCCGGGGGCGCCGTCATCACCTTTAGGGCCCTGCTCTCCCGATATGCGTACCGGAGTTGCCCAGCCTACCGTCGGGTGCAACAGACTATTGTTGGCGTCTATTTCTGCCTGGGTCATCCACAGATATTCACCCGAAGAGAGCGACGGCGGGGTGTCGCTCCAACCTGCGGGGGTGCGATCCGTTTTGACCAGCGCCGGCGCCGTGGTGGTGCTGTTATTCTTGGCGTATTTGAAGTCAGTATGCGGCCCCGGCTCCCCATCCTCGCCCGTTACGCGGATAGGCGTCGACCACGCCCCGGCCTTTCCGGTCGATGCGTCTATCGTAGCCTTGGACATCCACCATATACCGACACCAGTGGGCGCGTCACTCCATCCGGACGGAATGGGGTCGTAGGAAGTAGGCTTTGCTGGCTCCGTATCGCTATTTTTAAATACATAGGATGTCCAGTTCCCCGGTTGCCCGTCGTAAGAATACCGCGCCCAAATCGAGGGCGAGGAAAATGCGCCCCAAACACCTTCCACCTTGTTGCGCTTCGACACCCATTCGTAGCGATATGTGGCGTCTACTCCCGTAGGGTCATCCGTCCATGGAGCCGGGGGATTATCGTATTCCGCAACATCGGGAACATCCGGAACGGTGCCCGGATCCTCGGTTTCCGTACGCGTGAATATGTATTCTACACCTTCACCATCCACACCATCCGCGCCGTCGAATGACCACTTCGCCCATAAGGACGCTGCTGAATATCCGCTCCAGTGTCCGCCTGTCTTATAGCGTACGCAAGTCCATTCGTAGGGGCGCTCGGAATTCGGGCCCGTGGGGTTGTTCGTCCAACCGCTCGGTACATATCCGTCTTCGTCGCTGCCAGACGGCGTATTCGGGGCCGTGTTGGAACTTGTGCGTTTGAATATCCATTCTACATCGGTTCCGTCGACACCCGGCGCTCCGTCGAACGAAAATTTTGCCCAAAGCGCAGGGTCGGTGAATTTGCCCCACATGCCATTTACCTTCACGCGCTTGCTGGCCCACTCGTAAGGAGTGTCGCTATCGGGCCCGACGGCATCGTCCGTCCACACCTGCCCGTCCGAGGTTTCGGAGGGCGAGGGAACGTAATCGTCCTGCTGTGAGGTGGGCGGTTGTGCAGGGGCTTTGTATTCCGATGTGCGTGCGAAGATCCACTCGTAATCCTTACCATCCTTCCCATCGGATCCCGGTTCGCCCGATACGCGCTGAGGAGCAGACCATGATTTAACTTCTCCGTCGACAACGGTGCCGGTACACATCCATGTAGGACGTTGATCCGACATCGGGAGCGTCTCCGTAGTCCAGCCTTCGGGCGGTATTTTAAGCTCCGTAGGTTTCGCCGGTTCGTTCTCGGACTTTTTGAATATGCTGATTGTTTCGAGCACCCCGTATCCGCCTAAGTATACCCACTCCTCGGCATCCTTGCCGGGCTCTGTCGTGGTGCCGTCGACCAGACAGCGCCAGTGCCCGTTGTTCCAATATACGTCGTCGTTGCGGTTGTATGTTTCCGTGGCGCTCCACACTCCGCGGTCTATGATCGTGGGCACCTCTTCGCCGCCGGGCGTGAATTGCTGGATGACGCCCGACATATAGATGTTGTTCAGGTATGCCGAATACCCCCTCATCTCTATCCCGAATACGGACAGGTTTGACAGGTCGCCATATTGCGCGGCGATATTGGACGCAGTGAACTCCCAATCGGAAACTCCCGTTAAATAACGCTGGTATGTCCGGGTTTCATAGCGGGAGGTCTGCCGATCCTCATTCGAGAAGGAGCCATAGCCCACGAAGGTCATCGACGCCGCCGGATGATATTGGGTGGGGTAAGCTCCCGATACCGGGCGTAGTTGATACTTGAAGGTCTTGTAAGTTGTAGTGTCCAGCTCCTCGGTGATGCGGAAATAGCAGGTGGCGAACCCGGCAAAGCGCCTGTTGCCACGTCCGTCGTCATAATCCGCGGTTGCATTCTCCGAAGTGTTCAAATTGTGGAAGATGCCCATACATATATCCCCGACCCGAGGACTTCCGATTTCGCCTTCTTCGAGCTTGAGGGTGATGGTTTGGGCCGTGGTGTCGACGCTTTCGATGATCCCGGCACTTGGAGCATACCACGTATCGCCCATGGATATTTCGACACGGTTGTAGCGGAGTTCCGGCACCTCCAGGAATCCCCGAAGTTTCAGGCTCTGCATCTCTGCGTTCCCTTTCTTGTCGATTATGCCGCCAAAGCCAGTCATGCCGGATGCGAACCCCCCGAACTGGGCACCGTCGTCAAAGGTCATTTTACCTTTGAATGTGTCCGGGAACTGTTTGTTGGCGAATTCCCATAGTGCACGCTTGGCGGAATAGGCATTGTAGTCTGCGGCGGCAGTGGAATCGTAGCGGGTGATAAGGTAGATTGAGGCTCCCGATTCGGTAACGCCTATGCGCTGTGCGTACAGGTTTGCCTTCACCTCCGATTCTATGTTGCCGATACGAGAATATGCCGTATTGTCGCCTACCGTATATGTGGCGATATATTCGTTATATAGTTTTTTTTCGTATCCCTGGATGCGTGATAATCGGCCGCTTTCTCCGAAGCGTGGATCCACAAGGCGAACCGCTTGCCCGGCATCGTAATTCTTCTTGTTTTCTTGGCAGTATACGGGATTAGTTTCGCAGTCGTATACGTCCGTGTCGCTGCTGTGTTTCGCGGCATATGATTCCCCGGCCTTCAAGAGCTCCTTTTCAGCCTCCTCGATCCTTTCTTTAGGTAGTTTTACGCCTGTTATGACAAACGTATCTCCAGGCTCGGGATGCAGGCTTTCGTTGGGGATGATAAGTTGGCTTTCACCGGATGATTCTACTTGCGCGATGATCTCGAACTTCTTATCAAATCCATCCTCCGGTTTCCACGTCTCTGGTTTGTAGTTTATACTTAGCTCAAAATCCCGCCCCATAAGACTGCCGCTCGTGAAGGTAGCACCTAGGGTTTCGCCTTTAATCATGTCCGAAGGCAGGAACGGCGTGTCTTTGCAGTACATGACATACGCCTTATCCGTTTGCCCTTCGATGATCTCCCGGTCTACGGTCTCAATGCTGGTGACAGTCTCCGTATTCTTGGGGTATATGTCATCGAAGAACACGACCTGCTCCACAATGTCGCTTCCCGAAAGACCAGGTATTGCGTCGATATACCGCTGTCCGTCCGGCAGGCGAAGCCGAATTTCAGATACATGATTCGTTTCACCTCCTTGCGGAGCTTGCCCATAGTCGCTTGTGAGATTGCGAGTAGAGCCAAAGACGTAGAACCGGGTGCCGTAGCTCGAATCATCCCCTTTCTTTGCGGGAATGTTTTTCACTACATTCCCCTGTCTGAACTCTTCGGGAGATCCGAAGTCCAGTTTGCCAAAGCATAACGATATGAGGTCGCCGTTTTCCTCTGTCCACCATTCCGTCTCAAAGGTCTCGGCAATCGTATTGAGGATGTCCCAGCACTTATCGCCATTGAACGATACAAGCTTCGTAGCTTTAGGATTGTCAACGGTGATTGTGCCTACCTGCCAGTTTTCGCCTCCGAGCTGCTTGTTCATGTTGGCGACGATCAACGCCGCGAAGGATTCGAGGTCTGTGGTGTTGTGAAATACGGCTTCGGGATTGTCCCCACCCAGCCAGAAGCACACGAAACGCTTCATGTGGTTTTGCTGAGCCTCGAATTTGAGCGTATATTTATAGCCGCCGGTCTTATTGTCGAACTCCGGGCGCACCGTGGACATAATCTCGAACTTGCGGCCTTTATATGTGATGTAGGAACCACGAGCAAATGTCGTTGGTTCAAGGAGATTAAAGGGCAGCTCGATATAGTAGTCTCCCATGAGGACATATTTGATGATAGCCTCTTTGGTGACTGGCGCGTCCAATATTTCTGTTCCTGTCGGAGAGTAAATAATCATTTGCATCAAGGGCTCGGCGATTCCTCAAGCCTCTGTGCAAATGTGTGACTGTGCATTTTAATAACAATGGGGAGCTGTAAAAATATCAATAAAAAAGCAGGGATTTCTCCCTACTTTAGTCATAATACAATGGCAGTATTAAATTACGTATGATTTTACGGTTTTAACCATGTGCTCTGAGGCTTAACAATTAATCGGGCATTATTATAAGCCATTTTAAGCGTCAGACATGTGCGTGCGGTATATGTGTTATTTTCAATTTTATGTACAACCAATGCTAAATCAGGATTGGGGGAGTTGGGTGTTAAACATAGTGGCAACAATAGTTGAATCCTATTGCCATAGAATTGGGGCACCGCAGTTTTATAGTTCGTTCTCACTTTTTTACGAGCTTCATCAATAGCCCCTTCCAACCGGCGACGAATTTCAGCATCACCACTCCCTTGCATAGCAGCTGGGAAACGACTTAGGTTATCTTGGATGATATGATCTATATCGGGAATAAGTTCGCAGTTGGGATTAAAAAGTAAGTCTTCGGGTTTTTGAAAAAAATCTGCTATCTTGGGCAAAGATGATTTAAATGTTCGCAATAATGCACCATCGCTTTTTTTGCAAAAACATTTAAAAACATAGGGCGGAACTCCTTCACCTTGATTTTTATTTTTGAAGAAGAAGGCAAATATTTCTTCCAGGTTTTTAGTGACAAGCCCAGTATTGAAGCAGCAATACTCGTTATTGGCTGTAAAGCAGATTTTGTTTTCTGCTCTCAATTTTCGGAAGATGTGTTCTAAATAATTTTTCAGTATAGAGTGACTTTTTCTCTTGTCATCTGAAAAGTCCCACTCCTCTGGGTCGGCAAGATTTGTAGCCAAATCATCAATGCAACTTTGATATTTTGGGAAAATGGAGAATTTAAAAAGCTCTTGCTGGAAAAATTTATTTGCAGCCATAAATTTAGTGTAGTTAGTAGCTAAAAAAATTGAGCCCTAAAATAACTATTTAGGGCTCTATACAGTTGTTTTCATTTACACATTATACGGATAGACCCGTACGTCTATATCTTATTCGTGCTGCAAATATAATGCACGTATTAGCAAAATGCAAATTTTTCTCTGACTTTTTTACCCTCCTACACTACACCGTTAGGATGTAGTTAACTACACTTTGTAGTGAGGTTGGAAGGAAGGGAATAAAAACGCCCCGCATTTCTGCGAGGCGCCCCCAACGTGGTGTGGAAATAGTGGTATACGGGGGTTACTTTATCGGTGCCATCTTCTTTGGCGTTTGGACTACTTCGAATTGTCTTGCGAGGAAATCCAACCCTTTCTGCGTCACGAGGACTTTTATAACCGTGAACGATTCGTGGTTGTTGCGGTCTATTAACTTCTCCTTTAACTCGAAATAACCCCGGTTAATATACTCTTGCTTAGGCTCATTGCGATTGCAGAAGAATATACCGCGTTCACGGAGCCGTTGAAAGAGCGTGTTGCGGCCGAAGGGAAGGTTCAAAATCTTTGCCGCCTGCCCGACGTCGATCTTCTGGTCTGTGTCCAGTACTTTATCCATTAGTTCGGCTTTCGGGGCGAGCGCTGCGACCTGCTTGTGTGCCTGCTCCAACTGTTGCTTCTGGCGGGCTATAGTGTCATTGGCTACCAGCACGGCACGTGCCATTATCATTTCGGGCGTGTCCGTCTCTTTGGCCGACATGTATCCGCCAGTCTTGCGGATCGTGGGGAGAACTTCATCGCACACCCAGTCCTGGAACTGTTCGGCCTGCGGGAGCTTCGACCGCATGACAAGACGGTAAACGTCGGATTCGGGGATGTATTTCACCCTTTGAATGCCGCCATCGGTAGGGGTCGGCAAAATGGCGACCCCTTTACAATGTGTTGAAATTGCATCCGCTGTCCGCATATATCCTAATGATCTCGCTACATCATTCGCAAGAAACATCGGCTTGTTTTCGTCGGACATAATAATCCGTACACGCCCGAACTGTTCATTATTGAAGATTTGTATATTGTTCATAGCTGTTGGTCTATTTACATTGAGCGATATTCATCCCGCGGCCCATCTTGACCAGAATAAACGGGTCGATCTCTTTGATTTTGTTGCGGGGTGATTTTTCAGCGCCCAGCAATTCAAGATAGTAACCTTGTAGTTTGATATAGGCGTCCATTAGGTTGGAATAGCGCTCTTCGGCCTTGAAGTAGGCGCTTTCGAAATCTTGCGCTTTTCGCTCGGCTTCGATGCAGCGAGTTTGATAATCCGTTTCCGGAAGCGATTGTTTTTTCATAGATGTAAGCATTTAATAAAACAAAAAAACGAACGGGTACTACCTGCTGCTTACATCTTTACTCAAGAGGTTGGCGCGCCATTACAGCAACGCCACAGGGTTACCCGTTCGTATGTTCAATTTCCGACACAAAAAAAGCACCAATAATGGTGCATCTTGTGCACTCTTGAGTTTATGTAAGCGTTACAAATATGGGAAATTATTTTTAATTCACAAAGGATTTTGCACTATTTTTTACATCAGGAGTAAATTTTACTTTCAAAATTTGGCGGGGGGGGGAATTTTATAATTTTGCGGCACTAACCAATACAATTAGAAATATGAAAAAGTTTTTACTCTTATGTATAGCCATTGCCTCGATGGCTTTTATTGCTTGTTCTAAAGATAAAGAGAATAATAACCTACCTTCTAAAGTCGAAAAAGACATCCTACAAGTCCTTGATGGTAAGTTTGTCGGATCACTATATAGTCCTGTTACTAATACTACTGAAACAGAAGAAATAACATTTACTCCATATTCGTCAGCCCAAGAAAAAGTGTCTGTAATTGATGGTCGAATTGTTGTTTATGGGACAGCTCATCTTGTTGAATATTTTAATGACCATTTACTTGAAATAAAGGAAAACTGCTATTACTCCGTTAGTGTAAATAATAGTGATGCTATTATTTCGTTTTACTCCTATTCAGAAAGTGGCGAGATTAATGGAAGAGAAGATAAACGTATAATATCCATAGAATCAGATAATTCATTTAAAATGCGAAAGTATGGGTTAACTGAAAATAACGACAAGACTTTTATCAAAAAATAAGTTGCTAAAACATTATTTTTGGCGAATTCGCCAAAATTTAAAATAAGCCGAGGCAAATGCCTCGGTTTTTTATTTGTGCCATCCAACGCAACGCATAAATTTACTATCTTTGTGACGCGACGATACCCAGCAAGAATTAACGGCGGCTAAATAT